TTGGTTGTGCTGTTGGAATTGGACCATCACCTGTTCCTGAACCTGTTCCCGAACCTGTTCCGCTAGTCGGGACAGGTGTTGGTTGTGCTGTTGGAATTGGACCATCACCTGTTCCTGAACCTGTTCCCGAACCTGTTCCGCTAGTCGGGACAGGTGTTGGTTGTGCTGTTGGAATTGGACCTGAACCACTTCCACTTCCACTAGTTGGAACTGGTGTTGGCTGTGCCGTTGGAACTGGCGTTGGTTGTGCTGTTGGACTTGGACCTGAACCACTTCCACTTCCACTAGTTGGAACTGGGGTTGGTTGTGCTGTTGGAACTGGGGTTGCAGTCGGATCAGGTACATTTGAATTTGGTGACCCGTCACTGTTTGCATCAATGTCTCCACCTCCAATAGAAATGGTGTCAGTTACTACTGGACTTCCATCAGCATATGCATTAATGTCTCCTCCTATAATTCCAATACTATCTGCTACTCCGCTACCACAATCTGTACATAATTCTCTCCATTCCGGTGAACCACTATTATAATAATAAGCTTCAGCAATATCTAAATCACTATTAAATCTTATCATACCTACTTGTGGATTTACTGGTCTTTGTCCAGTTCCACCATAAGGCAATCTTACATAACCTTTAAATTCGGCATTTATATCTACATCTAATATACCACTACCTGAAGCTTCTAAACTAAGGTTGTTTGATCCAGTCGTTTTAATTGCTACACCTTCACCTTGAAAATATGCATTAGAACTAGTAGCAACCAAAGATATTTTATTGGTAGTTGCACCAAACTCTATATTGTTACTACCAAAATTATTTTTAAAAGCAAATCTTTTATAAGCTCCGCTTTCTTCACTAGTTAATACTAAACCATGAATTGAGTCATGAAACAATTTTAGATAATTTGCAAAAACACTATCAGTTGCTATTGTCAATCTTGCATTTGATGAAACATCGCCGTCATTAGAATCTTCTTCAAATGTAGAATCTCCTAGCCAAATTATAGGAAGTTGTAAATCAGTTCCTCTTTTAGGTTTTAGAATAGTAACCTCATTTTGTCCATCTGAATTAGCATCTAATTCAACTTTGTACCATGGACTATCAGTTGCTCCTGAATCTCCTTTTAGACCAGTATTACCAATCTCACCTTTTTCACCTTTTTGTCCTGTAGAACCAACTTGACCTTGATCTCCTTTTTGCCCTTTAGGACCAACAGGTCCACCTCCGTTTGCCAATATCTGGTCAAAGTTATAGTTGATTTTTTCAAACTTAATAGAGTCTGAATCACTCGGGTGTAGTATCTCTTGAATGTTAATTGCCATTTTATGACTTTATTTTTATCATAGGTTTAATGTCGTAAGAATATCCTAATCTTTTATTATATATCAATCTAAAATTCATAGGCTTTTGTTTATGAGATTTAAATCTAAAATTATTATCCGGTGTAAATCCACCAGCACGAATATCTTCATATATGTTTATTATCGATGAAGGTCTTCCTTTAAAATCCCTGGTATACAGCGATATAGAATCTACCACAAATTTTTCAATAATATTATTATTAATATAGAAGTTTGCATCATCAACTAACGTTGTTTTATCTCCAGCTGAATCTTCAACATTCACATATTTATTTATTACATCAAACACTCCGTCATTTCTTAGCAACCTAGTGGCAGCATCAGTAATATAAAAATCTGCAACTATTTGTTTTTCATCCTCAAACATAGTTACTTCAGTTTTATTTATACCATTCTTTAAAATAAAATCTAAGTCTTCTTGGCTGTCTACACTCTGATATGTAAAAGAAGTAATGTCATACTCATTTTTAATTTTCATCGCGGTAGATCCAAGATAAGATTTTTCTTCAGTGTTATCTAGCGTTCCCGGTATATCCTCTGATTTACCACCAGATAGTGCCCTAGTGTAATAATTTGCATCCCACGAAGATCTAAATACATTCACATCTTTTTTAGAAATAGCAATTTCATTAATAAGTGGATATAATGGTAATTTATCGGAAGACTCTGATAGTTTAGTGATACCGTTTGGATTTATTTCATTTACCTTGTGATAAAAATGATTTTTTATAATACCCCAACTAGAATCATGGATGTTGTTGTCTATGATAAGTCCCACATTAAATGTAGTACCACATCTATTATATCTGTTATAATATGATTTAGCAGTTTTTAATTCATATGAATCATTCATAGCATGCCTGTATAAAAATGACTCAAATTGAGCTTCTCTATTGTCTACTGTAGCCTGTACTCTATTAGATTTAAAATGAGTATACATATCAGTAAATGTAACAACAGGTTTAAATCCTACGGTATATGATCCACTGTGTCTTATTAAGAATGGATAATATTCTGCATCATTTGATTTAATCAAATTATAACCAATAATACCTTTAAATAATTTAAAACTCTTTGGTTTATCATTATCTTCTTCTACAGAAAGGGTCGCATATTTTATAATTTCATTTCCATCTTCAAAATTAATAGTAAACCTATTTGTGTTTATTTCTCCATCTTCCTCTATTGTAGTATATTTAACACTATCATCATTTAAGTTTATCATTTCTGCAACACTATTAATAGATAGTTTTTCTAAAAGAACTTTGTGTATATTTGTTCCACCATCTTTATAGTAATATTTTATTTTACTTTGTAAATAGTTGGGTAAAAACTCTACATCTAGAATATCAGATGGATCATTCACATTTACAGGTTTCCCTTGTACTTTAATAATATTATCACCCTCTACAGTGTAAATTGAAAACTTATAAATTGTATTTCCAGGAGTTTCAGGATATAAGTCCATTAAAACATCACCATATAATCCATTTTCTCCTAATAAAATTTGATCATCGAAATTAGGCATACTTCCGTCAATATGAGGAATACCTTCTATTGTAAATGGTAATTCCCCTGAAAAATCAGCTTGGTTCCAATTTAGCGCACCATCAAACGAAGTGTTGGCATAAATATAATCTTCACCCGCATGATCATATACGATTTTGTGATTTAATTCATATAATAGTTTTCTATTCATGTTTCCTTTCACCCAATAATCGCTAAGATTCATTGTAATAAAAAAGATTACATACTTAAACTTCTTGTTTTGAATAACTTCAAATTCTATATCATTTGTTTCAGTGTCAGTATTTGTTTTTAATAAAATACTAAATTTATAACCATTAAATTCACTACTTTTAACAAAATCAAGTGCAGTTTTATTTGCAAATTCTTTTCTATTTTTTAATACAACTTTTAAACCTTTGAATATAGTGTTAGCAAAAGCATTTGTATCACCGCCATCTATCAATGTATATTTTTTCTTTAATTCTGTTTTAAAGAACGTATTATTAATATCATCAGGGTTTAAATAACCCTCTGTGTATTCTCCGAATTTTTGAAATATAGATTCTAAATCTTCTTGATTTAGATTTTTTTCAAATCCTTCAGAAATCATAAATTTATCAAAATAATTATTTTTAGTACTTTTGAATAAATCAGATGTTAATTCAAAATCTTCAATAAAGTTTACATATGAAAAACCTTGGTTTAATTCGTCGTATCTTAAATACTTTGGATTTTTATCCATGTAAAACCATTCATGTGTCATGTCATTTTTATTACGACCAATTGCACTTAAATCAGGGGAGAAATTAGTTCTACCAAACGCTTCGTTAGTATTTAAGTAGTATGGTTGTTCTTTAACATTTAATGAATCTTTTAGAACCCACTTGTTAATATTAGGAACAACTCTAGATTTAGTAGCAAATTCTTTTAATTCGTTTTCTTTTAATCTATCAAATTCACTTGTAATATTTTCAGATAATTCTTCGTCGATAGTTTCTTCAGATAATATTCCGGATAAATTAGAAAAATAATCAACAGGTTCTAGTGCATAATTATCATCAAATATGTCACTAGCAGCTAATATTGAATTAAATTCAGATGTGATTGGATCTATATTTAATATAGCGCTTTCATATGGTTCGTAATTTATATTGCTTCTTGTTTCTAAAGAAAGTTCCTTTAAATTAGAATTTGAAGTGTCATAAAAATCAAAGTCCATGTCATATAGATCATACACCGAGAACAAACCAACATGTACTATATTGTTATTAAAGACCCTTGCTTCTCCGTCATTAATATCTGAATCTAAAGACAATATTATTTTAGATCTAGTAGAGTTAACAGAATCAATATCTTCGACAATATCTAAAACTTTGTTGTAAATACCTTTATAATTAGTTTCTAAATAATCACCAACTGATATTTCACTTAAAGTTGTATTATCAACAAACACTGATCTGTTACGAGTGTTACCTCCATTTAAATAATGAGCTCTCCAATTTTCTTTTATAGAATTGGCACCTTTTTTGAGGTTTAATATATTATTTAAATCTTCATTTTCTACTTTAATAAAATCAGTAACATTCTCTTTGTTTACCAATACAACATGTTGTTTTAGTCTATATCCAGGTACATTTGTTTTTACAAAAACATCTGACCCTACATTATATGACTCTAATTCACCTTCATCGTTTTGTATCGCAGACGCCAACGCGGATGCTATATCTCCAGTAGTTCCTTGATTAGAAAATTGTTGTCCTTTATAAGTTCCTTTTGGTAGTGTATAATTAGAAACATATGTTCTATCTTGTAAATTAACATTAGATTGGAGTTGATCAACTCTAACAATAGAACTGATTGCACCTACAACTCTCATATTAAGATTGCCTAGATTTGTTTTAATTTCAGTTATATTTACAGACTTAGTATTATAATCAAAAGTAATGTTTAAGTTTGCATCTTTTGGTGCAGCTATAATGTTAGCTACGGTAGTTTCAAAATCAACACCTAATTCTATATCATTATCGAACAAATCAGATTCGATACCATCTTCTTCTATTTTAATATTAATTAATTCTCCAGGTGCGTGTTTAATAAACGTAAACTTATATGATTCTTCTCTTGATTCTAATACAGCTATTTTATCAGCACTATCAGGTGCACCTGTTATTGTCATTTTAACAAAATCAAAACCTTGATCTTCATTTCTAGTTAAATTAACAGATCTACCAACATGAGAAATACCTATGGTTTTTGATATAACTTCATTGTTGCCGTCTACTTTAACTTCTAATTTTGAAGGATTGTAAAAACCAGAGTTTGATATCTTATAAAAAATATCATTTATCTTTACATAACCTAAAGTCGGTGATGTAGACATTTGTTTATAACTAGGAATTGCCGTAATTGAATTTGTACTATCAATTAATGAATCAATTTTACCAAAAGTAATTACATTGTTACTAACAGAATTAATTTCACCTACACCAGAATCCACAGTATCAACATATAATCCAAAATATCTACTAACACTATAATCAGACCCTTCGTTATCGTCAAATAAGAATTCCAAATTCAATATATTAGCACATAACATGTCATTTCTTTTAAAACCATCGGTTATAAAATCATTGGCCTCAATAAGGGGTTTGTCAGTTTCTACAAAATCTTTGTAAATGTATTCACCCTTGCTAGTTAATTCACCTGATTTTAAATCTATACCATTATAATTAGTATTTTCATTTTTGTTAAACGAAACAGTTAACGGTGCTTTAGGGAAAGTTTCTTGTTGAACATGAGATCTAATATATTTTCCTAAATCTGAATCTTTTGATAAATCAAATGATTTAATTATCTCAGCATTTTTTAACATGCTGGAAATTCTATCAGCGTTGCTACTATTCGTATGAGTAGAATCCAATAAACTAGGATCTTTTACTTTAAATATTACAAAATTATTTGGCATATTATTATCTGCCCATATAGGTGCAAACATTTTATAACTCTCATCATAATTTTTAGAATAATTATAAGTAGTTCCATATTGATATTCCTCTTCTACTTGTTTATTATAAGAATCATGTACCGTTAAATCAGAATTAACTCTTTTTGTTAAGTATATTAAATCAGATGGAGTTCCAGTAGCTCTAAAAAAAGAAGATACGTCTTTGGCATAATTTCCATTTGGATTAATAGGATTTTTTTTATATTTTATTCCCGCTAATTTTTCACTGGCGCTTATACTCTCCAAATATACCGTACCACTAGAATCTGTAACTATTTTTATATTTCCAGATAATTTAGGATTAGTTCTTAATAAAGGCTTGGCGACATTATCTAGTTTATAATTAGTTTCCGTGTTAAAATTTGGACCAGCTTTAACAGAATCATAACCACTAACGAATGGAAACGTATATGTTTTATTAATTTCAATTTCACTACCAAGAACGCATGGTGCACCATTATTTTCATAAATGTTAATAGTCTCTTCGCTACTAAAACCTAGTTCAATTCCACTAGAAACAACGGGCCTTATTTTAGAATCATTAAAATTATTTTTTAGTAATAACACGGCATCATCTATGTCTTCTGCAATAATTCTAGAAACATATGATAAACATTCTCCAGTGTTGTTAGACACAACTACATTTCCTATCGTTAAATCATCTATAAAATCTTTTATGTGACTGCCCGTGTCTCCTGATGTATTTGTATGTAGACCATCTATTACATAGACTGGCCAAAATATATCTTCAGTTGTATAACCACCATCTGGCCCTTCGGGTCCTTCGATTTCAGGAGTATAAGAATAGAATGCATAAAAGTTATTATTAGCAGAGTCACCTTCAATAAGATCTGAAATATTAATGTCAGGCCTATTATTATATGTTGAACAAGAACCCAGTTCAAAAATATTATTTCCAACCGCTAACTTATTATTGACATCATAACCATACCAATTTAAATTTTTACCATCACCTAAATTATCCCATGCTAAATATTCATCGCTGTTTCCTACTGCGAATATATTTGATTCAAATAAATCCAATGGATCCTGTCCTTGTGCACCTAAACTAGATTTGTATATTGCAATATTTGATTTTCCTAATTCTAACAAGGTAGTAATAGCAGGCGCACCCACATCTCTACTAAACCATAAAACAACGTCTTCGAGTTCACCAGAATATTGTCCTGTACAAAATTCATTTAAATTTGGATCATCAAAGTTTGGTAAATATTGAACAATAATTTGTTTTATTTCTTGTGCAACTTCTTTTTCACACTCAAACTCAAATCCAGCTGGTTCATTGTTGTTTTCTCCCCATGTGTTATTAGATGATCTTTTATAAAATACATCTAAAGCAATATCGGTATCTCCATAAACTCCGCTTTCTATTGAGCTCTGTACTACATTAGTGATAGTGAATAAATCTGAGTCATACTCGTTAGAGAATATTTGTATAGAACCATTTACCAATTCAAGTAAAGTTTTTGGACCATTATCACCGTTATACCAAAGATCTGTAATCTGTATATCATCGTCACAATATGCATTTTCACTACTTGCATACCTAACGGCCGTGGATATAGAACTAGCATTACTTTCACAATCTTTAATACTAGTGATCACTCCGTTAGCATTGATACCTAATACTCTAGTTTTACTAGAATCAGAAACCTTTATGTATATTGCAGTATTACTTGGCCTTGTAACCTTATTATTTAAATCTTGATCATAATAAACTGTGTCACCTATTGATAATTCACTAGTATTGTTTGCATATGTTGTTCCACCATAAACATTTGTAGTTGCAGGTGCGATACACATAGCATCTGGATCACTACCAAACGATGATGCATCCATTTCGAAATACGGAACAGCCTCAATGGCAAAGTTAATAGTTAGTGGAGCTGATTGTTCTTCTTTACTATCCTGGCCTATGATGACCCATGTATCTCCACCAAAATGGCCAAGATTAGGCGTATATGTTACCTCTAGATTATTAGATGTTTGTATTAATTGAATTGTACCATTTGAAACAACAGTATCTTCAATAATTGTTATAGCGTCGTTATCAGCGTCCTGTATACCAATGTTAAATACAACGCTTGAGTTTTGTTGTAGTTGTATTAATCCAGGATCTGTTAAAACAGGCGCAAAGTTTATTGGGTTTATTGTTATTGTACCAGGAAGAGAAACGTTCCCTTCTGAATCGGTCGCTGTAAAAGTAAAAGAATCTTGTCCGTATACTGCTGCAGTGTGAGTATAAGTAAAGAGATCACCGCCATCTGCGGCTAATGTTCCTTTAGTTGGCTGATCTACTATAGTATATGTTAAACCACCAGAAGAGTCCACGTTATCAGAAGCTTCTAATATAATAGAGAGCGATCCGTTCCAACTTATATCATATGCCTCGTTTTCTGGAACTGGAGCCGAAGTATCATTTACGTTAACAACACGAGTTACTTCTACTGCGTCATTATTATTTGAATCAGTTACGTTATATGTTATATTATATTGACCAACCGTTGTGTTGTCAACTGTATCACCACCTACAACTACAAGACCAGTAAGAGTTGCATTGTTGTCATAATTATCGGTTGCCGCGAAACCAGGATCGCTATATGGATCACCAATATTGATATTTAGTGGATTATCTCCTTGAAGTACAATTTCAGGTATTGTAGTATCTACGACACGAACTTCTCTAGTAACTTCAACTGCATTGTTTCCTGAGGCGTCACTAACATTATATGTAATTGTATAAACACCAACAGTGGTTGGATCTACATCATTGAAAACAACAATGTTACCAGAAATGTCACCATCTACATCATCTGACGCAGTAGCACCTTGATCGATGTAGGGACCTGCAAAAAATGGATCTACCTCGATAGTTACTATAGCATTACCAGTGAGTGATATTACGGGAGCAACCGTATCTGGAACCGGTGTTGGTTGTACAGTTGGAGCTGGTGTTGGAGTCGGAACTACATTTACAGTTCTAATTACCGTAGCTGCGTTAGGATATGTATATGTTACTGTATAACTACCAGGAGTGGTGTCATCTACTTGATTGTCTATGACTATAGTTCCACCAGTACTATACTCCTCTTCTAAAGTAGCACCCTGATCAGTATATGTGGTGCCTGCTTCGTGATCATCAATAAGATTATTACCATTTAACGTAATTACAGGAGTACAAAACGGTGCGCCACCACTTGTATCATTTGAGAATAACTCTTTAACTTCACCATTTGAGTCTATTCTTAATACATATAAACCTAGTTCTGAAATATACCATTTATCTTGTCCGTCCCATGTAAGAGTTTGAGCGATATCTGAATATAAGAATGTTCCCGAATTTGTACCATCGTTTGCAGTTAATGTTCCAGTGTAATTTAAAGTTACTATTCCATCAACACCACTAAAACACAGATCAGCTGCTTGATCCGCACCATTATTAGAATTTCTTAATACAATATTTGCCATCTATTAAAATCTTTTTTGCATACAATACTTTTGTCTGTATTATATATCCAGATTTATTATAGACTATCGTATGTCGTGGTTTATCTGGCGAATCTAGTTAGCTTCGCGGCTCTAATAGAATTTAAGTTTTTACCTTTAGCTCTATATTTGGCAAACACTTCTAGATCAAATGAGAATTGTTGATCATATTTGTCAAAAATATCTAATCCTATTTTCTTAGTGTATGTAAGATTTGGGAATCTTAACTTAGCTTGACCACCTACTCTACCAATATCAGAATCAGGATCATTACCAAAATAATCTGTCATTCTATACTGAAATATAATATCAACTGAAAGAGCATTAGAACTATCTAAAGTACCAACCTTCTTTTTAATACTTTTTCTGCTTTGTTTAGCATCACCTTCAACTTTTAAAGTATCTAAATTAATAGGTGACAAAAATAAGAATGCTCCACATGAACGTCCACCTAAAAGAAATTGATCATTTGCATCAAATGACATTTTAAATGTTCTATCTCCAGATTTAATAAAATCGTCTGTGGTTTTTTGAAATGCTAATTGTTTTGTAGCTTTAACTGCATCCACCAGTGGCGATGAAAAACTTGAGCCTATCAGTGGATTATTATAAACAAATGTTGTTCCAGTTGCATATGTAGAAGTAATTGGCATTGTATAAAGCGCATTATCTACAACATCTTGTAAATTAGCTTTCTGATCTGCCAAAGAAACACTACCTGAATTAGGTGCAGTTTCAGAAACATGTGAATATATGTTCTCTAAATCTGGATGGTCCTTGTGAAGATATAAGCCATTGTTATAATTTGCAGCACCTATAGTTCCAATACTACATACATCTATTTTATCAGGTTGAAAACCTTCGCTTAAGTCTGCATTTGTAGAATTATTATGTGTGCCAAACGTTCCGGTCCAGATAAAATCTACTGAATTACCATTACCAGTTGGTTGGTTAATACTGATTGCATTTGAATCACCCTCAAATATAGCATATCCTAAACCATATTCATAACTATTAAAATTTGCCTGTCCACTGCCAAGTAATGATTCAGTAACATATAGCGGATTTTGATTTGAAACATCCATGAATCTAGAATAAACAAATTGACCACGTCTTTGAGCCGATTGATATGGTGCTTCAGCTAATAAATCATAAGAATTAATAGAAGATGTGTTTATGTTTTGAAACTGAATAGGAACTAAATCATATTTACCTTCAGATGTATAATAATTATCTGACGAAATTTTGTTATCTGTATCAGCAACTCCTAAATCATTTAATTTTACACCAAATCCATTATCAGCAATGCTAGTACCAGATGCACTAGATCTATATGCTGGCAAGTTTCTATCTCCAACTAATCTTGAAACTAATTCAAGTTTAGTAGCTTTTGTGTTTTCTAATAGAAGTTTAAATGTCTTTGTAACAATGTGTCCTTTTTTAACAGTAAGACTCGCAACCTCGTCAGTATAATAACCAGCGAATATTTGGTTTTTGGTGTTATTATTAATAACGGTAACTGTACCGTCTTCATCCATTATTTTAACAACTAATTCACCTATTTCAACTTCTACAGTACCCTTAAGTTCTGAAATTTGTAATTCTAACTCAGCAATTTTATCATATACTGAGATGGGTTTTTGTTCAGCTGATAAGAATCCCGATGCAATTGATGTTGCGTTATGTGCATAGTATTTTTCATTAGCACTAAATGAATCATCAATATGTGTAAATACACCCTTAGAAGTAAGTTCTTGAGATATTTTAACAGACGCTGTTTCGGCCGCGTTTGACATTAACAATGCATCAACGTTAGTAGTGTCAATTTCTGTAATAGGAAAATCAATTGTAATTGATTCTGACCAATCAGAATATATTGGGTTTGCAGGATATCCAGCTTCAGATACTGATTTAACTCTAATTTCAACTAATTCACCTTCGTTAATTGCAAGATCTAATTGATTAAAGTTTACCTCTTGTGCATCTTCTACTAAACTATCTTTCCACTCAAATTTTCTAGTGATAGAATTTCTGTATCTAGATCTAACTTTAGTTTCCATTTCATTCCAGTTAGAAAAGACTGCTGTTTTTTCTCTTGTTCCATCAGTAAATGGTAGTTGAGTAACTTCACTTGCTTTTCCGCTAGTTGACAAATATCTATATTGTACAACAAATCTCACAATGTTTTGATCCAATGTATCAGCAACTTTCTTTGCCACTGGAATTTCCCAGAAACCTCTAACTCTATATTTAGGGGCAATTTTTGGAGCATTACTTCCAGATGCTAATGACTGAATTTGATTTACGATACTATTGTATAAACTAGTTTCACTAGTTCTCTCTGTAATAAGTGAGTTCAATTCGTTTCTATCTTTATCCTGCTGTATCGAAGATTCATATTTTTTAGTAGAAATTTCAGAACGTTTCTTAACAATAGTTTCATCTAATTTCTTAATCTTTTCTTCTACATTAATTTTATCAGCAGATAGCTTTTTGATTTTATCAGCAGTATCATTAGCTGTCAAGTGAGAGTTAATTTGAACTACTTTAAAGTTATTATTATTTAAAGAAGGTGCATCAGGTGTAATACCCTGTGCAGCTGGAGGAATAGCATCTTCCTTAAGCGCAGTAATATATTTACCAAAATCAGCAACTTCCGCTTTGTAATAATCATCTAATCTAATTGATGATCCATCGGCTTGAATTAATGTTAATTCATTTGAATAAAATCCAATACCTGGTGACCAGTTTTCAGCCAATATTTTAGAATCTGAATCTATGGCTTTAACAAAAACCAATGTTCTTTCATTAAATCCTACATTAATGTCTATGCTTAAGTTAGCCTCATTGTTTTTATATATGCCCAGCTGATTAGCACCAATCTTAATAGATTCATATCCTTCTACTATTAATAGTTCAACCTGATTAGTCGAACCATCGATTCTAGTTATTTTATACCTGGTATTTCTAGCACCGCTTTGAACCATAAGTTCATCTCCAACTTTAAGTGCTTCAGTATCTTTTAGATCCTTGTTAGAATCAGAGTACGTTAAAGAATCTATCGTATATAATTTTATAGCTTTCTTTTTAGTAACACCATCAACTAAAACTTCTCTTTTAGAATTACTAATTTTTAACACATCGAATTTACCAGTAAATTGTGCTGTTCTATATGGAAGATCACGAGTATCTTCATCTAATATATATGTTAGGCTATTATTTGCAATATCTCTAATTACAGTGTTATAGTCTAGGTTTTCTTTGTTTTTAAAATTAGTATTAAAATATTCAACAGTGACTGCGTTTGTAGAATCAAATAAAATTCGTTTTACTAAAACTCTTTCAGTTTCATTTGGAATTTGCCCACTAACATTAATACTAGTTGTAAGTAAAGGATTTAAAAAGTCTTCAAAGAAATAATTAGGTTTTGTACCAAAATTAACTGGTCTAACAAAACTAGTTATGTCATTTGCAGGAGTTTTTAATCGTGTTGTAATAATACTTTGATATGTGCCATCTGGTAATTTAATCCTAGTATTTCCCTTTCCTAAACCAGCTAAAGATTTTAAATTAACATCTAATCTTTCTAATTCTCTTTTCATGTAACCAAATGAAGGCACATAAACCGTTTTGGTTCCATCTTCAGTTAGTAATTCAAGAGGTACGTCTTTTTGATCTGTAGTTATCGCCTCATTAATTCTTTCAAATGTCTTTAAAGAATTTGAATTAATTTCAAGTAGTTTCTTGAGCGAATTAGAAATAGAGTTATTAGTATTCATATTATCTTAAAATATCGGCTTCAAATTGATAGTTAGCGTAATCAATACACACTAATTCAATATATGGTTTATTTGTTATTAATTGAGTTGAGTCAACATTAAATATTAATTGATCAAAACCTCCAACTGAGTTTGTCCAAAATTTAATATTATTTCCTGACATATTTATTTCATCAAATGTAATTTTGAAAGTTTGTCCGTTTTTCCACGAAACTAAACTATCGTCAATGTATATATTAAGGTCACTTTCAGGCTCAGATGAGAATAATCCTTTTAAACTTAATCTGTTTGAAAACTCTTCAAGTCTAGACCAAATTGCAAATTTAGAAGATCCGTTCCCCGCTACTCCTGCATCAAATTGAGTTACTGTAGATAATTTAGTAGCGATTGTTCTTGCTGCTATATTCCACAGGTATGGGCTATTTAGTGTATAACCATCAACTGTGCTGTCAATTTTAATTTTATTAGGAATAGTTTTATCAACTTCTGTACCTTTTCCGGCAAATATAATATCTGTATTGTATTGTAATTCTACTGGAATAGTCCCATCAATTAAAGAATTAATTTTAGTATGTGCTTTAGTTATTAATTCTAAAAGAGAATTTGAGTCCGCTAATTGAAGAGAACTACTTTGAAAATCATCTTCTAATACTTTAACCTTTTTTGATAAAGCAGTTGTGTCTTCAGTAGAAGAAACAATATTTTCTATAGAATTTAATCTTTCTACAATAGCAGCATATCTATTATTAGCTTGTATTAATAATTCGGTTGCATTTTCAAGGGCAGTTGTTGTGTCCATGAATAAATCCATAGAGAATGTTGTAAAATCATTTACACTTGTTTCTACACCAACATTATCTAATGAAGAATTAAATTTAAGATTTAATTTTAAAGAAAATGCATTACCATTTAAACCTGTAACTTCGTTTGGTTTAAATTTAATTTGTTCGTTAATTTTAGAACCAGGCCCATAAGCATCCTGTATATCATCCAAAATTAATATTCCATATAAGTTAGTCGCTCTATTCGCAGAAATAGATTCGCTATAAATATCATAGTATACAAGGATAGCATTAAACGTAAACCTTTGTCCTTTTTTAGCAAAATCTAACAATGATTCTACTTCAACGTCATTGTTAATTTCTTCATATGCAGTTGCATCGAAATTAATTCCAACACTATTAGTAGCATTAGTTTGAATATTATAATAAGCTCCACTACTTAACGTATATTCATCAACAACAGCATTCATGTTTATGTTTGGATCAGGGTGTGTTTGTCCCTCTCTGCCCTCTACATAATCACTTGCGTATAATTTTGTTGCAGTTGTGTTATAATTTGTTGGTTTAAATAAAACAGTTGGAGTGTAACCCACTGAAGTAGGTACATTAATATAGACTTCATGATATGTGTTACCTTGATATGCAACATCATTTTCAGCATCTATTGTTCCTAAATATTTAACAACTCTATCATAGTTATCACTAGCAAATGTACCATTAACTTTTTCGGTATAATTACCAACAAGTGTTTGGTTAGAATCAGCTGCAATAAAATCTACTGCACCTAAAGAACTTAACCACTTAAAAAATATCTTTTCAGAATCTGATTGCAATATTATTGGATCATAATCATCGTCTTTTAACAACAGCTCTTCTAAGTTAAGTGCATAATTTTGGAATGTTTGTGCAAAATCCACATTGGGCATTCCAGCAATATATTCATCACCTGAAGGTTGTTTAAGATTTAATTCAAAATCTATCGTGTTAGAGCCATTAACAGAATCAGTAAAATCTGGAAGATCTAATAAAGCGTATTTACTAAACTCAAAATTTAAATCTGAACTATTAAAAGCCCTAGTCATGTCTCTCGCAGAAGATGCGAAAGCATACATTGTGCCGCCCATGGGCTGCGGTATTCTAACTAGAGGAGTTGCCATCTATTCTTTAAGTTTTGTTTATACTATTGTTGTGTTGTGTGATGAGATGATATACCATTTATTATCAAAACATCTTAATGTAACTGTTGAGTTTAATCCTTCGAGTGTAATTGATGTAGCACCTAAAGTAGCTCCTGTACCAGATAACACTGATTTAGAACTACCGTCAACATTAACAATTGTTGCCTCTTGTCCATCTACCGCTTCCGGTAATGTAAAGTGACTATCAATAAAGTAAGTAACCGCAGTTATTGAAACTGGTGTAACTTGTGTTGTTGGTGTAGCAGCAGTTCCTAAAACTCCGCTTTTTACTAAATCTCCATCTACTTTTACGGATGAATTAAAAATTGCAGCATTGCTAAACGCGGCACCTAAATTATTTACCACCAATAAGTTAGCACCGTTTTGTGTAACAGTTAATGATGAAGTAGATACGCTAGCGATTCCACTTAAAGTTAAGGTAGTTGGGTTTAACAAGGCCGTAACAGATGCTAACTCATCATTTAACAACTCAAAGTTGCTATTGATGATCGGTCTCGATGAAGAAACTGAATCAGTTCCTAAAATTTCAGTAATGTTTGCCATTTTTATTGTTTTTATTATTTTACTTTTAACATGTTCCTATTTACAAGGTTTTTATTTCCATTTGTATCTTCAGTTTCTAGCTGAATATTGTAGTACCCAGGTTCTTTAAAGATATATGTAAGCCACATATTATTATAGTATATATCAGTGATTTTTGGGTTAGTTATATTTGTGATAGTCCATTTAGCATTTTTACTTCCAGGAAATCTAGAAATATCTGTTGAAAACGTAACATGTGTAGACCTTTCAACCTCTGCATAATCATTAAATACTCTGGTGTCGTCCCATGTTGGATTATAATGTTGTACGTGAATTTCACCACTAATATTAGCGTTTGATGAATTATTAATTTTTATTATTGAAGCATCTTCAAAATCATAAGTTTTTGAGTATTCTTTTCCTACAACTAATATAAATTTAAAAACATCGCTTACATCATTATCGTCAGAATCTTCAAATATTGCATTATAATTAAATTTACTAATAACATAGTCCTCACTTTGTTGTAATTCATTCATTATTTGAGTCCATCCGTTTACATCATTAAATGTAGTTGGCGTAGCATTAACTATTTGATGAGATCCTGTGCTTATTTCTCCAGTTTTTGGATCTTTGTGTGTTATTACTAAGGTGTCACCTTGTTGTATATCGTTTATTTTAAAACTAGAAGTTAAATCAGGTCCAACTCTCATGAAATGCCACGCTAAATGTTCAGTGTCTTTCCAATCAAAAGTTGATTCGTCCCATGTATATGGTCCAGTAGTTTCACTATATGCAGTTTCAGAATAAATATCTAAATATCTACTAACAGTTGAAAATCTAACACCTTGATCCTCTTCAAAATGAATGTAATTAGCTCTGTCTAATGTTAAATAAAGAGTAGCAATATCATCATCGATAGTTGTTACATTATCTTGAGGTTGATTCCAATAACCACCTGATTTTTGCCATGTCAAATCTTTATTATCCCATGAATCATCTTCTAGCCACTTATATATGCCATATAATTCTAGATTTTTAAGTTTTACATCTATTAGATCTTTCATTCTATAATGAGATCTGTGTCCAAAGAGATCATATGTTCTCATCTCGACAGTATATATGTCATTATGTGGTAATATCAACGGAAGGATCAAATAATCATCTATCGCACCTCTATAAGTCTGGTTATACCCTTTATTTTTACTTGTAACAATCCATTCTATTTCATAAACCCATGCTTTCCACCAATCATTCCATGTAACTAACAGTGTATCATTTGGATTATGAGCATCTTCCCATGTAAATTTAGCCTCGTCCCAAATATCATCAAACGATTCTGTACCGTCTAATAACACAGGACATCCAATTGGAATATTAGGATTATAAGAATATAATTCTTGATTATGATATGTTTCATAAAACTCTCTAAATATACTCTTTAATTCTGTTCTATTATTTGGGGTTAACGTATGCTCTTGTCCACTTTTAGTATTTAAAAATAAATTATAATTACTGGAATCATTATTTTGATCAAGCGATGGTTTTAAGACCATTGACATGTCTTCTATAAATAACTGTCTATCGTTAGGAAATACATTAAACTTAATATTATGCCCTTCACTAAAGAAATCAATACCGTTTTGAATATTCCATACGTTTATATTTCTTTGAGCGAAATAATCTCCTTCAGCAGTAATATCTATAATTTTTGCTTGAAGCGGTAAATAATCTTTTTGTAACTTTGCCTTTAAACCATATAGTTTAATAAGTACTTCTTCTGGTGTATAATCAAAAACCTCATCAACATTAGGAATATCCCAATGATCAAACGTTCCATTAGGCTCGTTTAACCTGTATACAAGACTAAACTTGCTAGTTTTTTTCATTGTACTAGAAGGAAGCTTAAACGCTAATTTCTTTCTAGTGTTTTCACCCCTAACAGACGAGTTAGGAACTGGAACTGCAAATAATTTACCAAAGTTCTTAACAGAATTATTAACATTTAGCCAGTATTCCTTCAACGTTATTTTATCATAACCAAAGAAATCTATTGCATTTAATATTGCTTTATATGTACCAACAAATGGTTTTATATTGTGTAATTCTAAAAGCAATTCCTTTCTTTTCTTATTCAGTAATTTATAATCAGGTGACATTTCACTAATGTCATGATCTTTGAATAACATAAAATCAGATTCGTCCAACGTAGCTCCAAAATTTTGAAGAAGAATTTTAGTTCTTTCATCTTCAGCAACTACTTCACCATAAACTTCAATATCCGCTATAAGTGTTTTTACACCCGCCGCACTATGATAAACGTGTAAGTTTCTAACATGTGGCCCAGCTTTTAATGAATTTAATGCTATATTAATTTGAATAGCTGTACTATCTTGTTCCCACAGCGCTTTAGTACCGTCATTGAATACCGCAACTTTACTAAAATCTATTAGATCAATAGTTTGAGATTTTAACTCTTTAATTACTGGAAGATTTCCAGAATGATCTACATTATATAGTGTAATATCTTTACTACCAAATCTAGTATCTTCACTCCATTCAAATATAAATTTATCGTTGTCTGGTGTTTCAGATACTGGGAAATTTATAATAGGGTCTCCGAATAATTCACACTCTTCTAATATAAATAAATTAATAGTTTCGTATAAACCAGCAGAAACCTCAGATAAATGTACGGTTCCTTGATAAACATCAGAGTTATCCTTTACGAAGTTTAAATCATATTCTAATCCTTTAAAAAATCTTAAATTATCGTACATTATTTGGTTTTCTTTGTGTTTTCGTCAACGGTATAATTTTTAAAATTATTTAAATATCTTGCGCCTTTTAATAAATTCTTTAATGCGTCATCTAAGAATATTAAAAAATGTTGCATGGTTTGATTTCTTTGAATGTGACCAGACAAAGATCTGCTAATAAATTCCCCTGGAGCTAACTCATCATTGTAGTTAAATCCCGTATGTAATCTATCATCCTTTCTAGATTTAACAGAATCGTATCTTCTACGTTGTCTATAGTTAAATAAATTTGTAAATAAACCCATTATTTAAGTGCCTTTCTATTTCCAGCTTGTACTCTAGTGTATATTGTTCTAGGTACAGGATCTGCTTCAAAGTTTATACTTACCGCAGCTTCAGCGTTAATTAATACATCGTCTTCCATGACGTCACCGTCTCTATCTAACCATCCGCCTCTAAAAACAGCAACTTCTTCTTTTTCCATTATAATATCACCCCATTGATCTAATCCTTTTACCTTAGGAGGAATAATAGTATTTTCATCAACTGGAACCACTTTTACATCCTCTATTTTCTTAAAGAAAACATGTTTTTGTTTTCCATTTCCTACAGTTTCCAATGTTACTGGTTCTTGTGGAACTACTGTAGTAGTAATTGATTCATAATAACCAAGTCTTCTTGCAGTCTCTTCCGTCTCTGAAATAAATCTAACGTTCACAGCGTCAATACCTGCAACCTCTTCTAAGATATAAATAATATCAGACTTAGGCAGTTTATCTCTTCTCGTTATATTTAGTAAGTATGTAGACATTCTCTCTCTTACCGCTGTGTAAATCTCATCCTTAGTATAGCCTTCAAAGAATCTAATATTAATATCAATACTATATTTTCTTATTTGCGGCCTAACAAAAACAACTTCAGTTGTTACCATTTGTTGACCACTATCTTCTAAAACCTTATGCATTGCATCATACTCACCTTGATCAAAGAACATTTCTTCTTGTGGTACAGTAAAGTAATCTTGATTTTTAGCTAACTTCTTATTAACATCTGGCACTGCAAATATATAAATAACATTATCGTCATCTAAATATTGATCGTCAGTTGTGTTATATGCATCTATATAAGAGAACATATTGTATCTTGACAGAAAGTATTCATAGTTATCGGGTGTAGCTAATACAAATGATTTACTTGCAAGCGGTGTCATTATTTTTGTAAATTGAGTATTCTCTCTATCGCTACCCATTTTTGGAGATGATGTAACAGTTACATCTAAAAATTCATTTAAATCATGTTCTGTTCCATTAGAATCATAACCAGTTGCATCCCACTTAATAGTTAAATCAGGTGAATCATCTAAATTACCAGCAATTCCAGAATGTTTTACATATTCTACTTTAATACTAGCACCATTAGGTGGCACCATTCCAAAACTTCCATTTCCAAAATAAAGATCCAAACCTCCACTAATACCTGTTTTAATTAAATACGCCTTCTCATCAGATAACAGATCATAAAGTGATTCATGTTTTGTCCACTGTTCACCATTAACACTTACGGTAACTTTACTGTGATCAGTGATTCCACCAGTATTAATGTTAAATGATTGTAATTTTTCACCGTTAGAAGTCACGGTTTGTGATTCAAATTTACCTTGAATTATTGCACTTTTAAATTCGTTATAATTTGTTTTTTCTAATTTAAATAATTCAACAGAATTTAATAAAGTATATGTCATTCCGTTAGCATCAAATTTAATTTCTGATCTACCATTAATATTTAATAAACTTCCTGCTATTTTTGCCATATCAGCACCGGGCTTCCATCTAAATATAATTTCACCAGTAGAAGCAAACCCTCTTGTCGCATCATGGCCTGTCAATCGTGACATACCATATATTGATTCCGGTTGTTGTGCAGTATATATGTTTTGCTCTACTACAGAATCTTCAATATAATACATAATAAGATCCATCATTTCTGATAGTACACTTATTATCTGTGCAAACGGTGAAGCTAAAGTAAACAAAGTGTTAGCCCTATTGTATACCCTAGAAATATAAGTTCTAGCATCAGCCTTAATAGACTCTGCTCCCGTTCTAATTGTACTTAAAAATTTTAATTCTGCCATTATTTATGTATACTTTTTTATAGCATGCTTATTTTTATAGCATATCTACTATCTATCGTAATATCTATGAACGCAATATCTCTAACCTCGCCTTGAACAAAGTCAATGTTTACTTGAACATTGTATTTTGATGCTAATGGGCAATATGCATTAATCTGATCTACTATCACCGATTTGATATTATGTTCACTAGAATTGAAATCATATATAAGTGTTTCTAAATCACATCCAAACTTATGATCCCCCATAACTTCACCGCTATTAGTAAATAAAATTGTTTGAATCTGTGTGATCAACATTTCTATTTCACCATTAGTCTGAACTTGATCTTCGTCGTAATTAGGATCGCTAGGATATTTTATATATAATTCCATTTATTTATTTATCTTCTTTTATTTATGAATGCATCATCCAATCAACACCTTCGTCTCCTTGAATCTCTTCGTTAATCTCCGATAACTCATCATCGCCCATACTTTTAATAGCATCATAATCAAAATCAACATTACCAGGAAGGGCAAATTTAAAAATTGCTAATTTAGAACCAATAGATTGTTTTATTTTTGCACTCACATATCTAAAGAATATTTCATCTGAATATAGTGCACAATCAGGGATAGTTTCATATATTTCTAAAATAACATCGCCCTTTGGTGTATCACCCATAAATTTTAATTCTCCAGTTAAACTAGAATAATGAAATGAAATAGGGTTTTCAAGTATTTGTCTAGATAAATCTGCCATAGAAGCGTTCAATACGTAATATTGTAGCTCTTCTGCGGCTTCAGCCATACCTGAACCTTCATACATTCCTCTAAATAGCATTCGCTCCATTGAAAAGTCAGAGCCTCCTTGGAATCTCACATCCATTCCGCCTCCGCCTCCATTCCAACCCGAAGCTAAGTCATATAAACCATATACTGAATATACACCTCCACCTCCATCTGCACTTGGCCCAGGCAATGTAAGTGCTCTGTGACTTTTAAAGTGTGATGTACTAAATACACTATTAGGGATGTGGTATAAATTTTCTTTTACAGAATATTCATATTTTTTATAAAACCATTTTTTAGCTCTTTTGATTATATTAATAATCTCTTTTTGTGGCAAATTAATAGGTACCATACATGCTCCAGTAATATCATCTCCTATTTCTTCTAAAAATGTATTTAGACAATTTGGATCGAAATTTCTACCAGAGGTTAAATCTTGGTTTGAACCGCTTCTAATTTCACTCATTTTATTCTCTTATTTTTTTACTTACAACAATCTCAGTATCTTCAAATCTAGCATCTTTTGTTTTGAAACCCTCTCTGAATATACCTCCAACCATTTTACCTTTAAACATAGTATCTCTACCTGCAACATAACAGTTTATTAATTCACAACTACCATGTGTGTAGCTAGATTCTACCTTTGATTCTTTTACTTTAGTGCCTTTATATAAACTACCATACATGATAGCAGATCCAGTTATTTCACACCCATAAAAACTAGAATTAGTTACATTTCCAGCTATTTCACAATCTATAAATTCAAAATCTTCTAGTTGATAAACAGTTGGAAACTTTCCATCTTTTATTTGTGTGGCCCCATAATTAGAATCATAATTAATTAAGCCGGCAGTCATAGATCCATTTACTATAAGATCTACTACTCTATTCTTAAACCTCTCCCATTGCAATTTAATAATAACTGGGTTATCCACTAGATCCACCAATATAGTTATGTCGGGATAATATTCAGATACCTTAGAGTAATCCTTTAGTATATCTGAGATAGGTTTATTTTTATTTAAAATTCTCTGTAATTCTATTTTATTCTCATCATTAAATCTAGAGTCATTACATGAATTCCACATTTGCATTAAAAATCTTTCAGTTAGATAAAGAATATCATCTGACTTTTTCTCATAGTCAGTTCCACCAATATATCTAAATTCTAAGTAATTCTTTTCTTTTTTGGAAAAATTAATTCCGTAATATTTTGTATCAGCAAATTTAAAATTGTTTGATGCTATATGATTACCATCAAAATGAAATGCTTCAATTTTCGGCATTACCCATTTTACGCTCTTTGCATATGTAGAATTTTCACGTTCAGGGAAAAACTTATAGATTTGTTTCTCATCAAATTCTAAAATAAACTTAAGAACATTCATTTTAGAAATAAGATCTTTGTCTTCGAGATACTTTTTATCGAAAGACAAATTTATATGAATTGATGCTCTATCATTAGTATATCCATTTTCAGATATCCATTTTAACATCTTAATAACCACTAATCTGGCATTTCTATATGGGATAGGTCCCGTAACCAACTCTGCCAATCCTTTACCACCAGACATGTCAGGTTCAATTTTAAATTCTTCAGCAGATGGTTGAAAATCAGAATGTGCTTTATCTTCTAATCTAATCTTTCGATCTAGAAGTTTTTCCAGAGACTTTCTGGTTACTTCTAGATCGAGGTTAGAATAGAACTCAAACTCAACACCCATGAGTGCTGAGTTTAGGATTGATTCTCTCGGAGAATCTATAGTTAATTTTTGCATACTAAGATTATGATATTACCGTTTGATTATATATCACACTCTCGTTGCAATAGTTATTGTGGCATCTTTAAAAAGACTTTCATCGAATCAACATCAATTCTTGTAATCTGTACCGTAATAGGGTCGCCAGATTTAAAAACACTCATTACTTCTTCACTTAATTCACTAACATGTAGTAAACCAGTCACACCCTCTTCTATTGTGATAAATAATCCGTAATCCTTTTTAGTTTTAACGGTAGCTTCTATCACAGAAGGAATGTTATATCTAGAAGTAATATCTACCCATGGATTAACAACTATATTTGCTTTTTGAGTTAATGTTATTTTAGTATTACTTATAATGTCTTTGACCATAAATGAAATTTCATCACCTGGCTTAATTTCTCTGGCCCTAAACTTAGTTAACGTGTCTTCGTCCAAATCATTATTATGAATCATACCAGTCAAACATTTATTAAATTCTACGAATACTCCATATTTTGCAGTACCTGTGACATTTCCAGTCACTGTTTCACCTTGTGTTTGTTTTAATTTTTCAATTTCTCCAGGTATTAAAGCTTGTAAATATTTTCTATGAGAAACTACTAACGTGCCTCTATCTGGTGAGAAACTAACAGGAACTACATACATTTCAGTTCCAATAATAGAACCAAAGTCATGTAGTTTATTAATTCCAGCTAAAGATCCTGGCATAAAACATTCTATACCTTGGACCATTACCATATAACCTCCATTTTCAATCATATTTGTAACTGTACCAACCCAAGCTGTGTTTCCTTCTTCAACTGCAGCTCTAAGATCCATAAACACTTTGTGTTTAACACCACCATTGATACTACCAACAACATGTGAGTTTTTACCCAACTGTGTAATTAGCACAGCTGTTTCATCACCTGGTTTTAGCGATTGAATTTCGGCAGGTTCTTTATCATACTTAACGTAGATCAATTCTCTATAACCAATATCAATACTAATAAACTCAGAATTAATGGCATAAATTTTACCTTCATGAATTTCTCCAGGATTAATTACAGTTAGTAATTGTCCTATGCTATTGTCATGTGCAGTAAGCATGTCATACATTTCTTGTGCATAAGTTTCTCTAGAGAATACTTTGTCACCGTTCTGTGTTTTGATATGTGGATTTGGTTTTCTTGTTCTTGACGGGCAAGTAGATTCATATGCATCCCACATGAATTCCCCGTTCTCATCATAAAATGCTTGATTAGCATCTTCTTCTACTTCTTTGTTTTCGATTTTTACATCTAGTTCTTCAACTACGGTCTCTTTTGGTGTCTTTTCCCCAATTCTGATCCTTTTGTTTTTTTCGTTGTTCATTTATTTTTATATTAAAGGTGTAACATAATATATATCCTATTATTTTTTAGAATACTACCGGTACAATTCCAACCATAGGCACGGGTCCAACAGGTGTGGGAATTCCACCAAGATATAATAATTTAAATTCTAATAAGTGTAACATATAGGCTGCAGCAACAGCAGTTGAAACTGCTAGTGCAGGTGGCATTGGAGCGGGAAGAATTGAAAACGTTTTTCCAGTGTTCCATGCCCTTCTTAAATTTTTAGCCAATCTTTTTTTACCACCATAATAAATTGGAATATAGATCCCAGTGAGTGGTGGGGGAATCAACGCCGGTAAAGCTGATGGAGATGGTGTAAATGGTTTTACTAAACACGCGTACCAATATGCGATAGTTATTTCTGCCATTTCTTCATATGGATCACCACCTGGCCAAGTATAGTCTATATTACTATCTTCTTCTGCAGCATCACATTCTTCTGCAGCAGTCTTAGCTTCTACCACTTGATGTCTTTGAAATTTAAATATAGTTCCACCTGTAGTTGGGTTTATGTCGATAACATCTTCAGGTGTTCTAGCACTACTCATTGCATTCGGAATTTTGCGCCAACCATTTTTTAATTCTTGTTCACCATATTTTGATTTAACCCAATTATTATTTTTAGTAAATTTAGGAGCATTAATAACAACACCTTCTGCATTTGCACTAAATGATCCACTTCTTACCCCGGGATACCAGCTAAATGTTGCGATAACATGTGACGTTAAAATTTTAGGTCTTTTACTATCAGTTTCATAATCATAAGCCACTTGAATTTTATATTCATTCAATGGACAATCTAATTCATATGGTAAAGTAATTGGTCCAGTTGGATCTTTTTTAATTCTCGTTCTTAATAATGTAGTATTAAAGAATGACCATGTATTTTCCTCTTCTGTTGGATGTACTTCATGGATAGCTTCAATACAAAGAGCACTAACATTGTCTACTAGTTGTTTCCAATCATAACCAGCATCTTCAATATCATTTCTAGCGTTAGTATTAACATTAGGATATGGCATACCTGACCACCCTCCACCAAATCCACTTGAATTATTATAATTTTCTGAACCAAGACATGCTAACCAAATATAGAATTCCCATTTAGTATTCTTATTTGAAAGCCTTTCAAATTGTTGTAATAACCTAGACGCAAATATCTTTTCTATGTCATCTTGTGTTTCATTTCCAGTTAGGCATGGAAATTCAAAAAATCTAAACTTTTTTAAATCCATAGTAGAATCATTCTTATATTCTTCTATAAATTTACTAAATTTTTTATCAAGTTTCTTTTGTTCCTCAACTGGATCTGGCTGTTCAACGGGATCTGGACAAAAATCAGCATAATCTGGATGTGACTCTTTGCCCATTTCGGTTAAATTACCATCATCGTCATATTGATCTTGCAATGGAATATCGCCTTCTTTTAATAATCTTTCAAATACTAAACCGTATCCTTGTTTTAGTAAAAACTCAGCGGCTGGATTATTAGTATGTGTTGCACCGAAAGGTGTCATTGCTAAACCCTTTACGGCTTCTAAATATCTTTCAGCAACTCTTACGCCAAAATCATATCTCCCACTTAAAGGTGCCAGATTAATAGCGTTTACCATTGCAGTGGGATCTGTTGTTAATGACACGTTTAGTGGATTTCCAGGCTTAATAGATTTAACTAAATCTTGGGAAGGAGGGAAAATAGGAACTTGATTAACACCAACTTTTGGGAGAGCATATGAAACTATAGCACCACCTGGTTTTGTAAATTCTCGTCCAGCTATATCGCTTGCTAAGTTTGGTATAAATGTTGGCCAAAGTGCAGGCATAATTATTTATTCTTTTGTTGATACTTAATATGTGAACTTGATAATTTACCAACCGTAGCTGGTGTCGGTGGCATTGGAGGTCCAGTAGGTCCAACTCCGGTTGGGTGTATATGTGCATTATAGTCATCTAACCATGTTTGTAACCAATCTTGTAAAGATTGACCCCTTACTGCTGGTTCTGTCTCATCTGCACCAGGTTCACCTTCATTTGAAACAAATATATCACCACAATCTAAAAACATTTTTGCGTCTGTACTTATCTTAATAAAACCTTCCTCGTCGATTTGTATCATAGGTCTTTCTTTAGCGCCACTTCCTCGAGTAATAACTAAACCATCTTCGGGTGAATGATATATTCTAACATTTCTTTCCGCGTCATACACTAAACTAATTACATCGTGTGGTGCATCAGAAGCTTCTAAAACATCTGTCTTTAAATCAGTGTTTTGATCTATTTGAAACCAATACTCTGGATGATATATGTTACCATTATCAAATCTAACTGCAACAATATCTCCAACTCTCGGAACAGCATGTGCCCCAACCTGATCTCTATTCATAGGAGTTGCCCATGGAATAGCGTCATCCGTTAGTTTATCAAATTTACCATAAACTTTTACACGACACCTACCATTAAGTAAAGGATCTTCGTTTACTACAACTTCTCCTAACCAATGAGTTTCTCTTAGATTATCTTCAACTAATTCTTTATTATTCATACTTATGAATGTACGTTCTCGTTAATGTTATCATCTGGGCTACTATCAACACCTGGTTCATGAATTCTTCCAGGTGTAATGTTTTGACTTTCTGGTTCTTGTGCAATAGGATCATACACCTTTTGATTAATTGGCAAATCAGGAGAACTATCAATTCCTGGATCGTATACACCGACAGGTGTAATATTTCCATTATCTGGAATGTTAGTATTATTTTGATTTAATTGTCCAGCTAAATTTAAAATAGCGTTTACACTTCCAGCTTCTAGTGCACTATTAATATCACTTAAACTTCCTAAGAAGCCTGTACTCCCATGCACATTATCCAATAATAATCCCTTTACAGCATCCATACCTCTATTTGCTAAAGTAGCCGCGGCTCCCGTTAAACCCTCTGGATAAACTCTACCTAAAGGATTATTACCAAATCCTGGTAAACTATTTTTTAAATTATTAAATCTATTCACTAAACCACTTGCAAGTCCATTAACTTTATCACTTATTGCATTTTGTGCAATTGCTAGCGGATTGAATGGTTGATTAGGATATAATCCATCATCTGGCTTTCCAGCTGGAAATAATGGACTTTGTTCCTCAGTAACTATATTTTCACCAAACTTAGAACCAGATATAAAACCAGTTTGCCATATAAAAGATACTTTTGGTTTTTTACGTTCTGGATTTTTAGATTGATCCGCAAACACCCCAGCAATTGTGTCTATTTCCCATTCACAGAAACCCAACTCAAACATAACATGTGGTTTTGCATCAGCGGTATATTGTTTAACTAGTGGTGTGTCAAATGTGCCAGCATTTCTTCCGGCGGCTGTTTCATATCCTTTTGCTTTAGGTATAAGATTGACGGAAGAGCCTGATTCGTTTCCAGGCATTTCAGCACCATATAAATTTAAATCTCTCGCAACAGTATTTTGTTGAAATGTTCTAACTTCTGAAAGTACAGTCCAAACTCTGAAGTGTCTTAAGTTTTTTGGTAATATTTCTACATATCTTCTAAAATCATAACATGCGTTCTTATATAAAGTCATCAATGCGACTGCAGTTAACTCTACGTTTTCTTCTAGACATTCTATCTCTATCTTTGGTCGTTCTTGTCCTCTGTATGGCTCGTCCATTTTACCGTAAGTTTCTACTAACTCCAAGCCCGTAACACTTTGCCAAAACCATGGCATTTCTTTATTGATTTTAAAAAGCACCTTTCTAAAATTAGCTAATTTTTTGGCATACGTTGTACCCATATTAGCATCTACCATTTTTTCTAGATACTCTTCCGCTGGACCTGCTAACAAAGGAGAATGCTCTCTATCTACACCGTCAAACATGAAGAAAAAACTAAGATAAGTTGGATCTTCACTGATCTTACTTAAAATAGAACCTTTTCTAAACTCGTTAATATGTTTAAAGTCTGACATATATTATTTATCTTTATTTTTTTTGCATATTTTGGACGCTAGGGTCTTGTCCCGATGGGTCTAAAAATGATTTAGCTTCATTTACAACTCCGCCTTCATCTAATATTGTACCTGTTCTAATTCTAGGATCACCACTGTATACTTCAGCTCCACTTGCATCAAATACAACTATTCTTAAGAAATTACCTGTTATTAATATTTCATATTCTAATTCAACATCTGGAGTTGGTTCTGGAGTTGGTTCTGGAGTTGGTTCTGGAGTTGGTTCTGGAGTTGGTTCTGGAGTTGGTTCTGGAGTTGGTTCTGGTTCTGGTTCAGGACTATTTTCAGCCACATTATCTGCTTTTTCCTCGTCTGTTGCATCTTCAAGTCCAGGTGGATTAATTAGATTTTCTGTTCTTGTTGGCCACTCTCTTCTAAGAAGTGTCATTGTTTGTTTTGTGACATCTCCTTCTACTTCATATATAATACTTTCAATTATATAATAACCTGATAAAAATGAATCTAAAGCTTGACTTGGGCTATTTTTACCAGCATCTGCTAAATCTTCGCTAGCCTCTTCTAATCCAAAAGGCTCATCTTTATCCATACCTAATTCTTTTTTATCACCTTTAATTCTTTCGTTTTGTTGAATAGCTTTAGGGTTAGTAATATACATTAAAACAGGAATCTTTTGATACTTATATAAAGATGGATTAAATGAATTTAAAGTAACTTCTAATTTCATTTTTTGTGTTTCAGCCTCATTTTGTGCATTGTGCAGTTGTGAAAATGCAGCATTAGGATGTACGTTACCTAATCCATCATCACCAGCTTCTTGTCTTCCAATATATTTGTACTTAATTTGATCAACATGTCTTGTATCGTTTCTATTGCCCTTTAATGGCTCTTCTAATTCTTTTAAATCATTTCCACCTAAAGGCTCTATTCTAAATTCTTGTTTTTTCTCACCATCATCACCGTTGTTATTATAAATAGTTACCTCTCTAGCGTATCCGTTTTTTGCACTAATATTTGCAGAACTATTTAATATGTTAGATTTTTCTATAAACGAACTATTTCCCATAAACGCAATATGGTTTGTCAATAATAACGGCACTTCAATGTCGTTTCCTGTTTTGGCATTTTTTTCAGACTCAGTTGTAGATACCATTGATTCGGCAGCTGAAGCCAATGATTCAGCAAATTCTTCTATTGGTGGATTAGGTGAATTAAATAATGCATTTACATCTACATAATTCATATAATAATATGGATCTATCCAAAACTTTTGAAAAGATTCTTCACCCACATAACTTTCTTTAATTATCTTTTTTATAAAACTAAGGTATGGCTCAAATGCCATAATCCTAGATTGAACATCATCTGCTGCATCAATATTAGTTGCTAAACCTAATTCTAAGTCTCTAGCTACTTCTTCCAAATGAGTTAAAGAATCTGCACTTTCAAAATTTCTGCAATCTTCAGATTTTATTCTAGGAATTTTACAAACTCCAAACATTTCAAATGTAGCAGTTCCAACATTTCCATCTTTTGGAGATTCACAGGATACGATATCGAAATCCATATGGATGGATTTAAATGTTTCTTGATTTTTAGAATTTATAAGTATTGTAAAGAAATCACCATCTCTTGGATAACTACCAACTGCAAACTTTCCAGCTTCGTCGCTTAATTCAATTTCACATTCTGGTAAATCACCTGATAAATTTAATTCAAAGCGCACAACATCGGTTGGCGCAAATTGATAACCATTAATAAGTATAAACGGCTTAAGAGTTGCAACCATAGTAGATTGTTTGTACTCTGCTTCATCTTTTTTTTCTTCAGCAAGTGCATCCATCTTAATCTCAGTTGGCCTAATTGCTGGCTCTACAACCGCTAATATATTGTTAGATAATTCCATATTGTATGTTATTTAGAGCAAGGTGCGTCTGGGTTATTTGTTGGATTATTGTCAGCATTTCCAGGTGCAGTTCCGTCTGGTTCATTTCCTCCTAAGTTATCAGCCGTATCTGTTTTACCACCATTTTCTCCACTTCCAGTTCCACTTCCAGTTCCACTTCCATTCCCTGCTCCACTTCCAGTTTGAACAACTCCACTATTACTTGATAAAAGATCTTCATATAAGCTTCCTGCTCCACCATTAAAACCTACTCCTGCTCCTGATCCACTTCCACCTGTTAACTGTGAATTATCATTTCTATCTATTATAAGCTCAGCTACATTTGATTCTTCGTCTGAAGAATTATCAAACTTATCCTGATTTCTAATATCAGATAATATAGAATCAACCACATCATCGGTTTGTGGTCCCATACCGAATCTAATATTAGAACCGTCGAACTCGTAATTTTTTCGACCAACTGGAATAACATTAGGTGGCAATAAGTTTTCTTTATTATATTTCTTTTTAAGTGCCTTTAATCTTCTTTGATCAGTTTTACTTAATCTCTTAGTTTTTATAAATTGATTTTTAATAGGATTGTCCTCGTACATTTGTGGTGATTCTAATCTAAAATAAGGAATAGTGTCCATAGGAATCCAAAGTTCTTCGCCTACATTAATAGAAAAAGGATCAGAGACTCCATTGAATTTTAATATAATGTCTAATCCCGAAGTGGTACCATAATGCTCGGTAGCAATTCTATCAGGTCTTACTAAATCATCATCCTTAACAATGTGTTTAGCAACCATTACATAATCTTCGGGATTTAAACTTCCGAACAACATAGTAGGTTGAGCTAAAAATAATTTACCGTCTCCTACTTTTTTATTTACAAATATTTTAAACTCCATTTTAATAGTTTATTTTAACCAGCAGCCATATCAGATATTCTACTCATATATGGTTTATTAGCAAGATTTCCTTTACCAGATTTATCTCCATATGCATCTACATTTAACATAGCGTTTATGTCTATTCCTTCGCCTTCACCCCATTCTGGTTGTAAATACATTCTACCTCGACCAGCATTAAACATAGATTCAATATCTGTTTTATCTCTTGGTCTTCCAGGTTTTAGACTAACTTCAACTTTCATTTTAGTAGGAAATCCCTCAAAACCAAGTGGTCCTTCAAATGAAAAATTAGTATCTTCTAAACATAAGTTTCCACATACCATTATAGGATTCATTGGATTACCTATAGTCACGTGCCAGTTCCCAGTTGGATCACCCGTTAAGAATGCTTTAATTACATCACCACCACTAGGTCCTCCCATCAATTTCATTAAACCTCCACCTACAATATTTTCAAGAATAGAAGAATCACCTAGGATTTTATTAATACCCTCTCCATTAGCAACGTTAGATGCTGTTTTCTTTAATTGATCCATGAAGTTTCCACCCATACCTGCAAGCGTGTCAGCAATAGAGCCTAAATAACCTGCATAATCACCTTTCTCTAATAAAGCTGTATTACCGAATGGCTTACCAGTATTTCCGGTTCCTGAGAATCTAGTAGCTCCTCCCCAAAAGGGTGCGTTACTATATGTAAGTGCCAATACATTGGCTAATGTATCCATAAACGCTACTTTTGGACTAGTACCTGGATATGCCTTTAAGTCATAATGAAAAGATAATTTAAATTCTTGTTCAAATTTAAGCCCCTTTTCTCTAGCTAAAACTTTATCTATAATATTAAGAGGTCCAAACACTTTGTTTGGATATGTTTCTTTAGTATGATCTACGTTACCTGCGTTTCTAAGTTTTTTGGCTTGAACCGATGTAAAACCATTTAAACCAGATTCAATTGCTGCACCATATTTACTATTATCAATCATACTTCCAGCCGCACCTCTATCAGCTTGTCTTGATTGTGCATCTTGTATTTCTGATTTAGCTTCTTTCCATTGATATCCAGTTGTAAATTTTAATATTTCTTTTAAATCATTACCTAAACCTGGAGATAACCACGTTACAGCTCTTGCCAAATCAGGTGCAGAAGAATCTACCTTTTTAGCTTTAGTTCCTGCAGTTTTAGGACTTAATAAGTCATCACCCACAGGATATGCAAATCTCCTAAGTGTAACCAAATAATCATTAGATATTTGGCCGTAATGCTCCATTTGAATAAAATCACTATAACTGTAAGAGAAGCATGCACCACCAACAGATTGCGAGTACTCTACTATATTTCGTGCCGTTGGATTTTTTTGTAAGTTTTCGGCTAATGCCGCAGTTACTGGTTTATTATATGTTTTTCCATTATATTCTGTACCGGAATCTTCTGAAACTGTACCAGCCCTGTTTTGATATCTATGTAATGTCCAATTATTAAATAAACTTCGAGGTGCTTTTCCAAAAGTAACGGTTTCACCTTTGTCTTCATATGTGTCTCCTTTTTCACCGCTCACTACGGATTTTATAGGATACGCTCTAGAATCTACGCCCTTTTCAGGATACATTGAACTTGTACCCTGTGCTTCACCGAAAACACTTTCTTGATTTAATGTTGTTTTACCTGTTCCCTTCTGATCTGCCGCTGATGGTTTAGGAGAATCAAGAGCACCAGATTTTGGTGTTCTAGTTACAACTTCTCTTCCATTTACAGTGTCATCATAAAAATATTCAGTTACTTCTAAACCTGTAGTTTTATCAACAACATTTAAAACCTTCTTAAAAATAAAATTTGCATCGTTACCAATTCCAGACATAAATATGAATTTCTTTTTTTATATATATCTACTTATTGTAGTAGGATAATATATTTATACCCATTCAACGTTGTCCATCTCATCGGTATCAGGTCTATATAGTAGATTATCAGACCATTTGTCATCTTTAGGATATTTATCTCCTAGAAATTTTTGTAAAGATTTTACGTATTCACCCTTTGTGTGCCAGTAAAATTCACCATTTCTATATGAAGATCTATTTACTAGCTCATACAACTCTTTCAGTTTCATCTCAACATGGAAGGTTTGTATTCTATTAAAAAGATTTTCTTGTTCAACCCGAGTTCTCGTACAGAATACAGAGTCAACCACAATCATATATTGTTTCCATTTAGCACCATTGAATATGTTATTCTCAATATCTGCAACTGTAGAATATAATCCTCTTTTTAAATTTATTTTAGTGTCCTTTCCCTCAAAGTTTTTAATAAATCGCCCACCAAAAAGATTCTTTTTTAAGAAATATACTGGATCATAGAACTTTTTAATTCTAAGTTGATATTGAGGGTTTACGTCATCAAACTTTACATCATAAATTGTAGCCCTAACAGGAATTAATAAGTTAGGTTGTTGTGTAGTAGAAATAAGGGCATGAATTTGATCACCCTTAGAAAAAAGTTTGTGTTTAATCATTGTTATCTATGAATCGAACATTGTCAAATTTACTTAAGACGCCTGTTTTTGGAAAGTCGCATCTATTAACCACAAGTAAATCTAATTCACAATCTTCTTCAACCATAGAGTTAATAAAGTCTCTGAAACCATTAACGGTATCTGCACTTAAGGATTTAAACATATAAAGAATTTTAACATCATCGCGTTCATCTTTTGCATCTAAATCCCATAAAACCTTTTGAATACTTTTTCTAATGTATATAGAAATAATAACATTAGAAGGTTCGGCGTTATTAGGATCACTTTTAATCAAACGATTAAATATATCATAATAAGATACAGACAAATCATAGTCACCTTTTTTAGACAACTTATCAAACTCTGTCCTTGTTTTACACCAAACTCCTTCTATTTTTACATTCATTATTTTAACATGGATCCAAGCCTTTTGATTTCTTTCTCTAAGATTTGGATTTTATTTTTAATTTCGCTGTCAGATGTACTTATGTGTTGTGCACCCCATCCAACATATATCTGAAGAAGATCATTATCTAATTCAGTTCCTACGTCCATTCCTAAATCAAATATCAAGTCTTTTATAAACTTAACTTGATTTGATCTTTTCATTGGCCCTTCAAATTCATAAACTTGACGAGCCTCAAAGTCTTCTCCACCCCCATTGATGTTATCATCAACTAGAGTTTTTATTACACCATTATCTGCGGGCTCAATACCAATACTTAACATATATTATTGTTTTCTAGATGCTAAAGAATCTTTAGCTTTTTTTCTTAGTTCTTTTGCTTCTTTTTTATCATCCTTCCAAGTAGATTTATCTTTTGCAAAGTGAATAGCTGCAGCCTCTTCTAATAATTCAATTTCTTTAGAATTATATCCAATCTCATACCAAGTTTCTTTCATGCTTTCTAATTTAACCATGAAGTCAGCTTCTAATTGTTTATCTATAGCTTCTTTTCTTATAGATTGAATATTAATACCGTTTTTCATATTTTCAGCTCTAAAGTTTGCACGAATAGGATCTAAGAAATTCTTTTTACTAAGATACTTTAATACACCCTGTTGTTTTAATCTGTATCTACGTTCTCTGCGATTAGGAATCGCTTGAGTCTCTGTCTTTTGTGCTTGTGTTGTTTGTTCTTCCATTATAATAATTATTAATAAATGATTCGATTTGTTCTTTTAATTGCTCTCTTAGGTTATCTATCTGATCTTCTACGAGCGCTTCAATTTGGCTGTTTAAGTCCTTTTTAGTAATGTCCATTTGATCTTTAAGCAATGCATATATTTCTTTAGAAGGAATATTTATTTTAACAGGCATGGATGCCGTATTTTTTGCACTCATTTTTTTGAGCATCTCTTGCATCACATTAATCTCAGCTATTGGTTCAGCATCTCTTCTTGGTCTTACTGGCCTTGCAGCTTCAGGTTCAGCATCTCTTCTTGGCCTTACTGGTCTTGCAGATTCTGTGTTTTCAGATACAATTCCACCAAAATCTTTTGCTATTTGATGTGCTTGATCTATATCAGCGGCTGGAAGTAAAAATTCTGCAACAACATTCTTGTTACACCTAGTACCATCCGTAAATTCTAACCACTCTTTATCTGTTTGAATTTCAGATATTTCTACAACTTCACCCGATCTTTCTGATTTAACCCAAACATAAAATTGATTCGTTTCTTTTTTGCTCATGATTTTATTTATTAATATCTGTATCCATTTCATTTTTTACAAATATTTGTTTGTATTCATTATATGCGAAATCTGTAAAAGGTTTAATAAACGCATGTGATTCATTTGATCCAATAGTGGCGTCAGACTTTTGAAATCGTCTTAGCCAATGTTTACCAAATTCTATTTCACCTAAATTTTCTAATTGTTCTTTGAGTCTATCTACCTCTGGTAAGTTTAGTTTATTAAATCCCATGTTATTTTATTTTAGTTACCTCTTCTGTTGTTAGACCCGCTGCTTCTAGTTGTTGATCTAGAATTATTTGTAGGTCGTGTACTGTTGTTATATACAGGCCTTGTGTTATTGTTTCTAATTACAGGCCTTGTATTATTGTTTCTAATAACTGGCACTCTCGGCTTCTCTCTAATAACTGGCACTCTCGGTTTCTCTCTAATAACTCTAGGCTTAGTATTATTAACCGGGGTATTTTGATTCAGATACACTCTAGGTTTTGTATTAGTTCTAGTGTTATTAGTATTGGTTCTAGTTGTTCTAACTCTTCTATTACTAACTACTTCATTACTAATTGAACCTCTTCTACCATTAACATTTACAGTATTTGATCTATATCTGTTTTGCCATGCATAGTTATTCATTTGGTTTCTCCAACCCCAGTTATTGTAATATCCATTCCAACCGTAATAGTTATTCCATCCATAACCATATCCATAACCCCAGTACACATTGCCCATCCAGTTATTATATCCCCATCTATCATATCCAAATGGTGACCATCTATGTGGTGTGAAACCCCATGCCCAGTCATTCCACATTCGATCTCTATCCCAGTAATTGTAATAGCTATAACCCCAGTTATTTCTATTCCAGTTATATCTAGTACCTAATAGACGATTGTTCCAATCAAATGATCTAGGTTGGCTTAATGCGTATCGAGCAAAATCCAATCTAAAATTAAAATCTGTTCTTAATCTATTTCTAAATTGAAATTCACTTAAAGTATCAATCTTCACATCGTCTGCTACCACTATATAATTTTCATCATCATATATTGGATCGTGATTAAGCGTAGATAATTGCCAACTAGCTCCACAAGATGATAACATAATTAACGAGATAATTGCAAATAGTTTTTTCATAATAATAGATTTTATTTTATAGTCTTAACCCTCTCTGTGAAACTTGGAGGAAAGAACCCTGGTTTATATATCAAACTCCTGAAGCACGCATCCAAAACATATGTCACTGCCCAGTCATTCTCATTTCTTACAGACCTTCCAACACCTTGCATAATACTGATTCCAGTTTTCCAATCATACCACTCATTTGACGTTTGCATTTTAGCTTTAATTAAAGGATCACCTAATGATGGGTATGGAACTTTAAAGAATATTTGAAATCTACTAATATCATCTTTTAAATCTAAACCTTCTAATAAAGACGGTCCCATTAATACGGCACCCTCTTTCTTTTTAAATAAATCTAACATTACCGATTTCTCTTTGGAGTTTTCATAATCCATGAGTCTAAATGTATGTTTAGAATTTTGTTTTATAAAATTAGTAAATGCATAAGATCCAGTGTGTATAACGCCACGCTGACCTTTATGTTTAGATATAATCTGATCTAAGATTTCTACAACTTTAGGTAAACTTTTTTCTCTTTCTCTAAAAGAAAGTTTATGTCTATTAACAAATACAATAGGAGATTTATCATAATTAAACACATTGTCCATTCTGATAAACTTAGCATTCTTAATTCCCATTATTTTAATAAATGCTTTAGGATCTCCAATAGTTGCACTCATAAAAACTTTAAAGTCAGCCTTCTCGTGCAAATATTTGTTAATCATTAAACTTTCTTCTACACACATGAATTTTGCTTCATGTTCATTTTGATCTAAAACCATTTTATCGATTCCAACTTCTTTGATTAAACTCAAATAATCTTCAACTTTACAATGAACGTCCTTAAGTCTATCAAAATGTCCAAATGAAGTTTGCCAATCTTTTGGTACTCCAGTATTTCCATATCTTCTCTTAGCTAATTTATTAGCAACCTTTCTAACTTTACCAAAACCATGCAATATTCTTTCAAATTCACTCATGGCCGAAAACACGTCATGTTTATCTCCAGACATCATTTCATTTACGAGATGTTGTATTTTATTTTTTGTGTATGTGGCTTCTTGAAATCCTTGTCTACTTGCAAATCTATTTAAAGTTACCATTTTATCTACAATAGTCTGATCTATTCTAGGACTAAAATGACTTTGAACTATATCATCAACTCTATGTGCTTCGTCAAAGAAAACAAAATCACGTTGTTCAAATGGGATTGTTCTTTCTTCTTGTTCCATTTTGGCTTCAACATAATTTCTTTGAATTAACCAAAAAGAATAATTTAATAATGAGACTGGTTGATCTATTGCTCGCCGCCTATTCTGAAGGTATTCACATGATCCATAACATGACAAAGATTCTGCTTGTTCATATCCCATTCCTTTTAGTTTGCAATCTCCGAGTGAAAATGGCAAACCATTAACGGAACATTCATAATTATCAACACCCTTAATTGATGGCCATCGTAATCCATATTTATAAAAGTCAGACTCATACTGATCTTGGAGACTCAGGTCGCTAGTAACCATATAACCTCTATTACCAAGTTCTTTTAATACATGTGCTGACCACATCGCTATAAGTGATTTACCAGCACCAGTGGGTGCGTCAATAACTAATGTTGATTTTGGATCTTCTAAATATGTTTCACATATCTTAGTAACAATTTCTCTTTGTCCTTTTCTAAATGTAAAGGATTTTCCAAATACATTTTCGTCTAATGTTTTTTGAATAATTTGATCTATAGATCGTTCCAACATATAACTTCATTTACTTCGATACCAGCTTTCCTTAATAATTCTACTCCACCCATATCTCTATAGTCTTCTGAATAAAATACTCGCTTAATACCTGATTGAATAATTAATTTTGCACAGTCAAAACATGGACATGTAGTCACGTACATGTCTGCTCCTTCAGAAGAAAGAGTAGATTTACTGATTTTTGCCAAAGCATTTGATTCTGCATGTAATACTTCTCGTTTAGTTACCTCTTTGGAACAACACACACCTTCGCATTCATATCCTTTTTCAATTAGTATCTGCATGTGGTCAGGATTATCTACATACCTGATTTGTTCCTCTTCACAATCATTATCAAAGTCATATGGCGTACCGTTATAACCTGTTGATATAATCTGAGTATCTTTTACAATAATACATCCAACGCGCCTACGTTTAGCGTAAGATAATTTGGCTATTTGATAAGCCATTTGCATGTATATTAATTCTACTGGAATTCTAGGCATATTGTCTCTTAAATAAAAAGGGTCCATGTATTATACATGAACCCTTTAAAAAGTTTAATCCGATGATACTTGGATTATTTTGCTTCGTACATTTCTTTAAGCTCATCAATCTTTTTATTGTAAGCTTCTTTGATACCGTTTAGACATGCTTCGTACATTTCTTTAGTAAGTCCTTCTCCATGTATCTCAGCGTTCGCATCTTCTGCTGACTGAGCAACTAATGTTGCAGCTAATGCTGCGTTTTCTTTAAGGTAAGACTCAACTGTGTGGTCAGGATAGTCATCTCCTTCATAGTCACATGCTTCTTTGACAGCACACTCATATGCTTCTGTCATCATTTCTGAAACTGCCTTTACAACCTCTTCCTCTTTTTCAACTTCTTCAGCCTCTTCAACGTCTTCAGTTTCTTCTTTAGTTTCAGTTTCTTCTTCAGTTTCTTTTTCGTCTTCGCCCTCTTTTTCTACTTCGATTTCATAATCTCCGTCTACTTTAATTTCGATTTCGTCTTCAGCTAACTTATCTGTATCCGCTAGATTTTTATTAGCAGCATACTCTTCGAATGATAATATTTTTTTGTCCATGTTATGTTGTTATTTTTATTATATATCTTAGTATATTATAGTGTTTCTATTTTATTGTTTTTCATCCAAGTTGATAATTCACTTTCTGCTCTATCAAAAAGTCTATTTCTGTTAATACTTAATCCAAAATTATTAAAGTATTCTTTCATTAAATAGTATGCAGGTTCTACTGATTCTCCATTAGCAACCATATCACTCACATGTTTTGAAACTTCATATGCATAATACGCGGCTTTTTCTGCCATAGGGTTTGTCATTGCATTATAAAAATCTCCACCGTAAAATTTACCTACAGTTTCTCCAAACTTTTGTTTCATTTCTATCCATGAAATCCCTTCTAATCCAATCCATAATTTAGCTTGGACCGCCTTAGTGTCTTTTCTAATAAAACCTTCTTTTGCCATACCCTTAGTTATCTCTAGGATTTTCTTAGGAATTGGTAATTTGCCATTATCTTTTTCCCATGCTTTGATTTCTTTATCATTTACAAATGATTCAAATAATTTTATGTATTTCATATCGATTTATGCCTTAGACCTTTTTTTTACTGTTTTGAGTTTCGCCTTTAGGGCTAATTGGTTTTTTTGAACAGCTATTTTCATGCCATCAACAGAAGTTTGTTGCATTTTTGATTTTAATAATGCAGTTTCTATTTTATCAGCAGGTTCTTTTGATTTATCTTTAGATTTTTTATTTATCAGTTCAACAAAATCTTTGTTCTTCTTAGATAAACCTTTTTGTTTTTTAGTAAGATCTTTTATTTTTTGTTTATCGCTTTTTGGTTTACTCTTCTTTTTCTCTAGAATAAATTTATCTAAAGATAAAACGTTAACCATTTCTTCAACTTTACCCATCTTTTTTGATAGTTCCATTGCCCAATCAACTCCTTCGTCTCCGCCCCATATTAACCAAGAAACATAACCTTTATCTTTCCATGGAGTTTCTTTTAATTCGGGCTTAATAGATGAATTTTTTCTATGTCTATTAAATGAAGCCATACGCTTTACTGTATCACCAGATATGTTTTCACCTTTAGCTAATTGATGTGCTCTTGCCCAACCAACTGCAGTTCCAGCATCCACTTCTTCACGACCATGTTTTTCTTTCCAATCGATAGCCATTTGAGCATTTTTCTTTGCTGCTTCTGGATAATCGTTGTAAGTATCATCATCTCTGACTTCAGATTCTAAAAACAATTTAATATACTTCATGTATTATATATTGTTATTTCTATGTGATTGATCAAAGTGATTCTGTTCCTTTAGCTCTTTATCATGTCCTTCGTCTCTAACTTCTTTAGCAACATCTTTGTCAGCATCTCCCCAAGTTCCTTTACCTTTTGTTAAAAATGCATTTACTCGAGCGTATCCCCATTGTTGTTCAGTTGCACCCGGCCTATGACCAGTTTTCCATGCCGCCATTCCTCTTCTCATAATAATTCTAATAATTCCAATTGGTACACCGGTTTCTTCTGATTTTGTCTTAAGTGCTTTTTCAATTTTAGGATCACTGATTGGACCTCTATCACCTTCAACCTTTTCTAAAATATCACATTCTGCTAATTCTTCTTGAGCAAACTCATTATATTCTTTAGCCCACGCTTTCCATTTAGATGGTCTAGCATAATCAGATAAAATCATATCGATAGCATCTGGTTGAGAAATCTGAGAATTAATATCATTCCATACTTTATCTGCTAACCATCTACCAGCTTTTGCGTTTAAATAAGATAGGGCTCCAGCGTCTGAGAATTTCCAACTCTTAGTTAGTATTCCCCACACATCGTTCCATATTTCTTCAATCTCATAAGAGTCCATATGAACATCTAAAGTTCCCCAAAATCCATACATTTGATTGATGTCATCTGTATTATATTGTAACTTTTTGCCGAATTTAAAATTAGGCACTCTACTTTCTGTAATTAAATCTTCATTTAATGTTTTTAATAAAGAATTAAAAAATCTAGGTGATAAAGACTCTACGAATCCTCTTTCTTCAGCATCGTTCTGTATCCACTCTTTGTCTTTAGAAGAAAGCTTTTCATAATCTTTATTAAATCTATGATGCGATATTAAATCATAGATATCTTCTAAATTATAATTACCTTCATTGGCCTTTCTCATGTCGATCCAAACTCTAATAATATCTGCATAATCTTTGGCAGTTAATTTAGTTTTATTTCCATGAGTTGTTCTATCATTAAGATCGAACATCTGCTTAGCAAACTTATCGATATTACCTGATTTAAAATATAACGTAGCTCTTTGTCTTCCATTATCTAATAATTCAAAAGTTTCTTCTTTTTCATCATGTGGATCTAATCTCCAACCAGCTGAATGATTAACTCTAATATCTAAACCACTAGAATTACTATCAACAACTACAGTCCAATGACCAGAAGACTGATATGTTTTTCCTTTAGCATACTTGATTTTCTCTTCGTTAACTAATGATTCATATACTAAATATCCATTAGATCTAGCAAAAACATTAGACTCATCGTTCCACTGTTCTTTAGTACTACTTATTGAAATTTGTATATAATTCTTTGCACCTAAATCTGGCTGTATAAGAAAAACTAAATCATCACTACCAACATAAAGATCCCAATTTCTACCTGATTTTTGAGTTAGTAATAATTGAAAATTAGAATCTAATTCCTTTTTAAGTTCTCTTGTATTTGGAAAGCTTCCACGACCCGTAGAAAAACCATCTCTGTATTCTAGTTCATCTCCAAAAGAAAGTTGATCTACGAATTTTTGTAATCTTTCTTCTTCATCATTCTCAAAATAAAACTCATTAACTACTGATTCAACACTAGTTGCTTCATTGGCAGATTCTAAAATAATAGAATTTAGTCTTACTTCTTTTTGAAATCTACCACTACGTACATCGTCAGTTACTTCTAACTTAACACCATACATTGCTGTTAATTTTACTTTTACTTTTTTACCATTATGTTCCGCTTCAAATTCTTTAAATGCATTTGCTTGTCGACCATAATCTGTAATTTCATATTCTCCATCTTCTGTATCAAATATAGTACCTATGCTAAGTTTCCTAAGAATCTTTGCACCCATCATTGATATTTTAGAAGAAGATATGGTTTTTCTTTCAGTAACTAATGATTCTAATATCTTTGAATTTTTATCTATTGAAAAAATAGTTTCTTTTTTTCTTATAATAGAAATTCCCTTGAATGTCGATTTGTTAAAATATTTGTTACTTCTGTTCTCATATCTTTTTAATGAAGAGTGATCTGCAAACACACCGCCTGGAATGTTGTATATGATAGTTCCCTTTGGTAACACTATATTTGTATAATTGCCAATTTGAACACCTTCAACATCTTTTTTTAATTCATATTTTCTATTATCTAAATTATATGTACCTCCACTCATAGTGCCTGAGTTTGGTCTAAATGTTGCTTCATCTAGCGACTCGTCTTTTTTATCACCATATAATTCATGATATTTCTTTACATGTTTAGATGTTTTAACTTCACCCTTTTCTCTAGCTTCCTTATCACCTGGCATTTCTTTATATGCGCTGGAATCATCGTCAGCCATGTCTGATTGTTTTTTTATCTGATCTTTTTTATCTTCAATCTCATTATCGTCTAACCCTCTATGATATGGTTTTGGACCTGGTTTTGCTTCTGACAAATAATATGCGGTATACTCTTCTCTTGTCATGTTTAGTTTTGCAGCTTGCACTCCTAGGAAATCGTTAAAATTGCTCATGTTGTTTTTATTATTTTGGTAATCTAACCATAGTATCTTTAGTTTGGCTCTTATCCGTATTCTTGACAAAATCAAAGTTTTTATAAAACTTATTTAATCTAGAAATAGAAGTTGCTCCAAAATCTTTAGAAGGTGTTAGATATATTTTTAAATTTTGTGTGTCAGCATAGTCAGTAATTCTTGACATAACCTTAGAACCGATCCCTTTATCACGATCCTCTTTTTTTACTTTTATTTTACTAAGTTGTAGGTACTTACCATTATCATATAAATCTAATTCTATATTGAATTGATCTTCTAATTCTTGTAAGATGAATTGTTCTCCTAAAATAGGTGTATTATCATGATTACATTTATGACAAATAAACACATCGTGTCCACCCTCTTCTATTTCCCAAGACCAACCACAGTTATCACAAGATACTTTGTTTGCCGTAAACTCCTCGAATAGTTTTATATATTTCATATTAAAATTTCGGTATACCTCCTATTTTTGCTGCTCTTCGTCTCCAGAGATCTAATACTTGTTCTCTTTCTTCGTCATTAATAACACCTTGTTCCTGTTGTGTATCTAAATATCTACCAACAGTATCGCTCATGTTTTCCTTTCTCTTCTTAGCTTCATATCTTAATCCTTGTAAATTAGCATCCACTTCTTTAGGTAGCATTAGATACTGAGATTTTGGTAAAAGTCCCATTTTTATATAGGCTCTTAGTTCACTATCATCTTCATTAGGTTTACCTTTTCTATAATTTCCGGTGTCAATTCCGTCTTGTGTAATATGTTCCATTTCATGACGAACTACATCTGCTAAATGAAAATATACCATTGACCATTCTCCTGGAATCCACTCAGGATTTAAAGCAAAGTCTATAATAATATAAGGTGTTTGAAAGTCACCGTGATCATCATCGTCTCTACCATCTGCACCTGTTGAATCTAATACTTGAAATCCTTCATATTTTTTATCAATATGAATAGTAGCCTCAATATCAAATTCTAAACCTCTCTCTTCAATTTGGTCTCCATAATTTATAGTAGCGTTCCCGCCTTTATATGATTTAACCCATTTATTGAATATAGCTTTAGTTAATTTGGAAGCTAATCCATCATATGCAGATCTTCCTTCACCAATAAAACTTTCATATGTTCTAATATGTTTCATGTATTATATATCATTTAAATTTAACCGTACTTTAAAGCAAAAAAAATGAGGTTCGTTAGAACCTCATTTTCATGGTTAGTTGAGACTTTATTAACCGTTTACTTGACCGGTTTTGCCTACTTGTGTGCCTTCGTCACTATCAACGAAAATTTGATCTAGAACTTCTAAATACCCATTTGCATCGGTTATTGTTCTTACCAATTTATCCATTTCTTCAATGACTTGTGGGTGTTCACCAATTCCCACTGCATTTTTAGAATACACTTCTAATGTTGCAATTGCCTCTAATCTCATAGCGACATACTTAGCTCTAAGAGCGTCTACTTTTAAACTCATAATTTGTTGTTATTTAATTCTTTTAATTGATCAATGATTGTCTGTAATGCGCTAAATACAATAGATGCTATCATAAACATCCAAAACCTGGTAGATTCTTGGCCCATACACAATGATACAATAGCAAATACTAAGAATAATGTTCCTTGTACGCCAATTGCTCTGTTAGACAATTTGCTCAATACATTTTTAATTTTTTTCATATACTAATTTTTATAATGGTTATACTAACTCTAATTGATATTGTTTCAAATATTTTTGTAGAGCCAATTCTTTTGCCTTTACTTCTAGCTCGATATCTAGATATAAGCCATATGTTTCTATATACTCATAGATATAATCTGCATGTGCACGCTTATTTGTTTGAGTCTCATCTTCATGTAATTGTTGACACGAAGAATAGTGTACTAATTGTTTGATACCCTTTGGCCAAGATTTAGCTGCAAGTTTAAGGGCTTCTTCTTGTGATAATGTACCTGGATGACACCAATGATGGTGATAATCGAATGTGATAGGAACACCAACTTTACTAAATACACCTTCATATAGATCTTCGGTCGTGTACTGACTTTCTTTGTCATCGTTTTCTACAACTAATCGAGTACGTACAGAATCGTCAAGTAATTTAAAATTATCTACAAATCTTTGCATTGCTTCGTCTTTACCACCTTGTGTAGTATTGACATGTATATTGATTGGTGCAGAGTGATCTCTTGGTAAGCCAAGTAAATCCATAATTTCACCGTGTTTGTTGAGATCAATAATACATTTGTCAACTACTCGTTGTGTAAGCGATGCTAATACATCGAATGGGCCAGGATGAAATGTTAAACGTTGACCATTATCCATCGCAATTTTACCAGCACCTTTAAGAACATTTACGATTTTATTATAATCTGGTAAATCAGACAATTCATACTCACTCATCCATGGAAACATATCAGAACTAATACGAAAGAGTTTGATGCCATTGCGATTATTCCAATTAATTACTTTAACTAAATCTTTTACATTTAATAATGCAAGCTCTGATGCATACTCAATACCTTTAGCTGCAAACGTACGCTTAATCATGCTACGATTAGTAGTAACTTTTTCAGATTTCTGTAAAGTAGTATTGATACAGCAATATCCGTAATTATTTATTTTTTCCATTTATGTATTTTATTATAAAGTTAATAGCAAGTAATACCAAATACGCTGGCCAAAAAAGACCTATTAAAATTCTTTCGAGCATACTAAATCTTAGATCTTCTCTATCTATTGTAGAAATTAAGAAATCGTATAGTGCATTTACAATGACACCAAATAAAATATAATATGAAAGAGTACCAATAGTCACTTAAGTTATATATGGTTTTTATGAATTGTTTAATTGTTCCCAGTTTAAATACTTTTTCCAATTATGTTCTTTGATTAGCTTTGTCCAAAGTATAATGTATTTTCTTTCTTTGGGTTTTAGAATATGTCGCGGTTGTTCGTTAACAAATCTTTGCATTTTTTCTGGATCAAACTTTTTACCTAACGCAATACTTTTACATTTAAAATACAAATCTCTAGTGCTACCATCAAATATTTCCATTATATCTGAAACTCTTTCCTTTGTCATGTCAAATTCCTTGGCTAAATCTTCAGCCAATTTCCAAAGAAGTTTTTGTTCTATTTCTAAATGATTTTTCATCATAATAGCTTTACGCTTATTATATTGTTTTCTATCATAATCAATGGCTTCGATTAGAGTTTCACCATTTAACCAAGGACTTTCTTTTTTAATAGCCTCTACTTTAGCTTCATAAATCTTTTCTTCTAAGTATACTTCTCTACCTAAATGATTGAATTCATATTCACCAAATTCTATTCTTTGTTGAAGCTCACTTGCGCCTTTAAATAAATATTTCTTGGGCAATTTAACAACTCCATGAAATCTGCGCCACCATGTAAATTGTCTACTCATTTATTTTGTATAATGTGTATATTGAATTGTTAGTTCTAAATTTAACAAAAGTTTCATCAGATTCTAAAATCTCCGTTAACACTGTTGTCATCCACGTATAATATTCATTGAACGGTGACATAATCAAACTTCGTCCTATTGCAATTTCCTTAAACTGCTCCTTAAATGTACCATCTTCTTGCCACTCTACCCACAATACATCTCTTGAATATTTAGTCATACCGTCTCGCTCTCTTACCAATTTCCAATTTCTTTCGGTTTCTTTGTAAAAAAGATCAACAAATTCATTGTCAATTTGTAGATTACCTTTCTCGTCTTTAGTTAAGGGAATTTGAGGTTGTATATCCTTAATCATATTATTTGTTTTTTCTTTTTCTTTTCTTTTTTTCGTGTTTAGCCCAATATCTAGCGGCTTCCTTCTCTTCTTCGTATTTTTCAAGAACATCTAAAAATCCACTATACGTATAATCTTCTGATCTAAAAGCATCTCTAATTCTTGATTGCTCGTCTTCACAACCTTTCATCCATCCGATTACGAATGCAAATACTCCTAAGAAAATTGTTAAAAATAATCCTTCTGCTCCCATTATTTTAATTTTTGTAAAAGGTTTTCAACGTCTTTCTTAGAAGTCCATCCAGCAACTTCATCACCATCAGTATTTAAAAATTTATCTGTGACAAAACCGCCACCCTCAGAATTTTTAAATATAGCAACTTCAAATGAAGCGTATTGTGTAGAGTCTAACCCATCTTCACGTGGAGTACTATAAACAAACTTACCTGCTTGAATACTCACTGTAACTTCTTTAAACTTTGCAATAGCTCCTACGCCACCATGATGTTGTTTCTTAAATTTTAAGTCTTTAAATTTCATATCTTTTATTTTATTTTAAAAATTACCTGGTGCAACTTGCATACAAGTTAAACCCATATCTCTCCACATATCAACTACTTTTTGTCTATCGTCAAATACACAAACTACATCGTCAACGTGATCCTGTGTTGGAAATAAGTCGTTAAACCATTTCTTCTTAAGATCATCATCTGGCATAAATTGAAAGTCTTTGCTAGTTGGTCTCATCTTCAATACATTAAATGGTACATCAAACTTTTTTAACCAAGCTTTAGTAGCATCTTTAGTAGCTTTAGATCTTCCACTAAAAATAACAATCATGTGCCCAGCGGCATCTAACATTTGAGCCATCTTAATTACAGCATCATGTGGTTGGTCAAGGTCAATGTTCTTAGGATCAAAGAAAGTGTCCCAATCCATTTTGCCATTGTCCTTCGTAGAAATAGCTCTTCGCTTATCGATAAGAGCCAAAGTTCCGTCTAAATCAAATATTACTTTTTTCATTTCTCTTGCTTTTTATTACTCTACTAATATACCACAAATATTTGACATAAAAAAGTATTTGTGCGTTTATTTTAATAAATCTTTTATTTTTTCTTCAATATCCACCATTTCTTCTAAGGTAAATAAATCCATATCATTGAATAGCCAACCTGTATTTGTTTCTACAATGACCATATCTTCAAATATTTCTATACTTTCAACAGTATGAACTGTTTTGTCATCTTGAAATATAACATATGGCGCAGAGTCTATACGATTGTATCTTTCTTCAATAGTCATCTTATCCCCAATCTTTTTCAAATGTGTACCAATGATCTGCGCTTGCGCAGTCTCTACATGCATCGGCAACAAGTGTTACTTTATCTTCCATCGTTAACATCAATAGAACAGCTCCTACGTGCATCTCGATCAACTCACTTGTTGGAAGATATTCCGAGACGTGACTGGCAATTCCAGTAACAAGTCTATATGTGTTGTCTTCTACAGAATTAAATCTTGTTCCCTGATGATAATCGACATTAGGTTCTACGGTTGCTAGTTCCCATAGTTTTTCAATACCTATAAGATCTCTAACTTCTTGACAAATTTCTTGGATTGCAGCTTTGTGTTTAAGAACTGCTTGATAACCTGAGCCACCGACTCCGTTACATCTTACTTCATTTACATTAAATTTACTCATATTTTTAACTTTTATTATACTACTAATATACCACAAATAATTGATATAAAAAAATCTGACGTGTTTTATTTTTAAAAGTTACGAACAATTTCCTGATGCTTCTTTCTAAAAGTTATTTCAACATCGTCTATTATTTCTTTTAATAGATTTGTTTGTATCTCGTCTTCGCATTCAAAATACGACAACCAACTCCTAAAGTTTTCTATAAAATTTCTAGCACCTTCAATTTGTATTTCATTAGTACAAGATAATGTAACCTTATTTGTTTTTTTGTGTGTATCAAAAAGTGCGTCAGTATTTTCTTTAAATATCATCTTGTTTAATTTTTAAATAGTTAAGTACTGTATCCCAATCTGGAAAAGTTTCTGTACCAAATTGAATTAGTTCGCCTTTAAATTCACCAGCACCATTGACTGTTCTATCATCGATTAAGTAATCGCCGATCATTAGATTTTTATGATGACTAGTAATTATTCTTTTATATGCAGGCTTTCCTAAGTATTTTCTAACCCACATTCTTTTAGCCTTAACAGAACCTAAACTTTCCCATGGCGCTGTCGTTAATAAATAAACGTCGAACACTTCTACTAATTTATTAAAAGCTTCAATAGCTCCAGGAATTGGCTCAGCTTCATAGAATAATTCAGGATCTGCATCTAGAATTTCACCTATATTTGGAACTAAATCTTTACCATATTTTGTTTCGCACGCTTTAAATATATCAACTAATACTCCGTCCATATCTAAGTACATTATTTTCTTTGCTGTCATATTATGTATTTTTTATTGTTGGTTTTGTTAAAAGTAAATACATCTCAATAGCTTTGATCAAGCCTTTAATTTTATTTTCTATATCTTTACTCACACCTAATTTTATAGCCTTAGGTAAAAGATCATCATATAAATATCCGTCAAAAAGCCCATAGGCCATGTTTGTAAACTCGTCGTTTTCAGTGGCATTGATAATGTCCATTGTCATAGTTCTCATTTCTGAAGTAAAACAACCATGTCTGTCAAATCTTGTGTAACTCATATCTTTCGCTTTTTAATTATAGTACTAATATACCACAAATAAACGACATAAAAAAATCTGAGAGCACTTTTTTTAATTTATTTTTCAGGATTAGTTTTAGGAGTACCGGAACCCTTAAATAAAATAGTAGATAACACATTAAGTCCCAGTGCTTGCCAAAATCCTATAGCATTTATGCCGTCTATTGCCGGAACTAAACATGTGTTCCATAAATATTGTGTTGGTATTGTCAATACAGTTGCTATTATAACTAATCCTAACAATACGCCTATCCAAGTGCTAATAATATTAATTGATCTTTTCATAAAATTTATTTAACCAAAACCTTTGGTGTTTTTATACTATATTTTGTAGCCCATTCTTCTATAAAATTAAAACCAATTCCTAATTCTACGATTTCATATTTATGATCTACTATTGGCTTTGTTGCTCTTCCATTATTAATAACATCAACGTGAATGTTAGTGACTATCATATAATATGTGTTACTATTCTTTTGTTTTCTGTAAACCACAACATTGGTTGGTTTATCATTTTCTAACCAAGGTAATTTTAATTTTTTCATTTCCAAAATAATTGAACCGCAATAAGTGCGAATGCTAAACAAAGTGAAACTGCAGTCTTAATATTAATACCTTCGTTTAAGAAGTACCAAGTTAAGAATGCAAAAGAAGTAATTCCCATAGAAAATCCTATAAATCTTCCAGGCCATAGTGCACCATCATAATATCCTGCAATTAATGCAGTTGCTTTAATAAACATATAACTAATAACAGTGCCACCTAAAACACTTATTATCAACGGATTCTTTTTTGCCCATGGACTTATAAATTGACCGTTAGTTTGAAACCAAATTAATGTTTGCCCTGCCAAGAACAATAACATTCCTCCTAATAACCCTCTCAAAACAATGTATTAGTTTTGGTTAGCATATGACTTATAAATGAATTTCTGTGATGAGGTGTTGCACCTTCGCTTAATATAGCATCTCTATGTTGTTTAGTACCATATCCTTTATTTGAACCCCAACCATATGCTGGAAAATCCGTACTTAATTCTTTCATAAGTAAATCTCTTTCTGTTTTGGCCAAAATAGAAGCTGCAGCAATTGATACATATGTATTATCTCCACCTACTACTGTTTCAAATGGAATTCCATCAAATCCATGGAATTGATCTCCATCTACAAGAATAAAATCAAAATCAATTAAATTATCTTTTACATCTTCTAAACATCTGCGCATGCCTTCTAATGTTGCTTTTAAAATATTGGTACTTTCAATGTCTTCAACACTGACGTGTTTAATAGAATATGCAATACAGTTATCTAAAACCATCTGCCTTGCAGCTACTCTTTGAGGTTCACTTAATAATTTTGAATCTTTAATAAGTTCATGTTGAAATCCGTATGGCATGATGCACGCAGCTACGGTCACTGGTCCTGATAAAGCACCTCTCCCCGCTTCGTCTAATCCGATTTCGGTTATGTCTGGATTTCCAGAATGGCTATGCTTTAATAAGATTTGATATGATTCCATATATAGTATGTTTAGTACTTATATACGGAATCATTAAAATGTTTCTAAAATTTGTTTTCGTTTTTTGATTTCCACTCATCATATCTCTGTACGACTTCCTGTAAGATCTTAGCTCTTACAATATCTTTATTACTAAACACATGTACACCGATTCCTTTTACACCCTGCATAATCTCTATGAACCCTGGTAAACCTACATGCTGCTTAGCAATATCATGTTGACTGACATCACCTGTAACTACAACTCTACTTGATTTACCCATTCTAGTTACAAATAACATTAATTGTTTAAATGTTGCATTTTGTGCTTCATCTAAAACCATAAGCGCATCATCAAAAGTATCACCTCTCATATACGCAAGTGGCTCAAATCTAATTGTCTTGCTATCAAATAAATATTTTGCTTGTTGACCTCCTACTATTTTAGTGATATTCGAAATATACGAATTCATATAAGGGTCGATCTTTTCTTCTTTTGTTCCTGGTAAAAATCCTAACTTTTCACCTGCTTCTTGTATGGGTTTACAAAGGATAATTTCTTTTATTTTCTTTTCTTGTAGTAATTTAAGTGCTACGAAACATGCAGTAAATGTTTTTGATGTTCCTGCTGGACCGTAACAAAATGTTATTTCGTTTTCTTCTATTTGTTTTACGTATTTATGTTGGGACTGTCTAAGTGTAACTCGTTTTAAACCGGAATCTATTGTTCCGTTTTTAGATTGTCTTGTTTGCTTTTCTGTTCCTCTACTCATTTAATAGTTGTTTTTATAATTAATCCCCTGCCATTATGACAAGTTCTTTTAGTTTTACCAGCTTAGTACATTTCTCGTACTCTTCTAATGATTCGAAGTATTTAATCATTAGGTCGATAAATTTAGAACGCTGTTTTATTCCATGAGGAATTTCAACGATACGATCTGTATCCTTGAATGCGATGAATCTATTTACTGTTTTAGTAAAATTTCTAGTTATCTGGTAGTAACTAGCTCTCATCAAACTATCTTTATCTGAACTTGAAATAAAGCCTGCCATCTTAAATTACCTTTTGTTTTTAGTTACAACTTAGTTGCTCCTTTGTATATATTAATATACGGTTTCCCCTAATATAGAAATCAATTAAAATATTAGGATAATTTATTAATATATTATTCCGGTTGATTTTTTGATTGCAAGTACTTGGCTTTTTGCATCTTAAGACGTTTCTTTGCTGATGGCTTGGTGAAATCTTGTTGATCTCTTAAGTGATTTATTTGTTTAGTATTTCTAACCTTTCTTTTATACTGTTTCAGTGCCTTTTCTATATTTCCCTTATCTACTTCTATTATTAGCATATTGTTTTAATCTGTTTTTTAATGTTATAAATACTGGCGCATTTTTCGAATTCTTCTTTTTTTTCAAAGTGCTTTAACATTGCACCTAAAATAGTGATCTTGCGCTCGTCTTCTAAATCTGAAGCAATGACATACGTTGGATGATGTGTAATGGCCATATATAATGCATTGAAAAACATATCCTCATTGTTAACTATGAGTCCATCGAATATTCTAAACCATTTTTTACTATCGTCGCTAAACGTATAATCATTCATCTTTTATGCTCTTTACTTTCTTTATATATTCCAATTGTTCGGAATTAAGTTCAAAATAAGAAGCATTTAATTTACATAAAAGTGCACCTTTTTTTTCGGTGCCATATATGGGATATCCTCGATCTCTGATTCTAAGAACTTTTCCAGGATAACTATTCTCAGGCACATTAATATAGAGTGGACCTTCAGGTGTATTTACATTTACTTTAGTTCCTAAGAATATATCTTCCCACGATAGATTCAAATCTAACCAAATATCATTGTCTTGTAAAATCCAATCACTGTTGTGCATTACATGTATGTGAATAATAAGATCACCGCTTGGTAGTGTAGAATTATATTGATGAGGTTGTCCCTTTCCCGCGACTCTTAGTTTCATTCCTGTTTTAAGTCCAGCTTTAAAATCAACTTTAATATCTTGACCATTAACTGCAAACTTTTTAGAAGTTCCAGCATAAGCTTCGTCAAAACTTAAATGTAAATCTAATCTTAAATCTTGACCCTTAGACGATTGTCTAGATCCAAATGCATTGCCAAATACTTGATCAAAAAGATCTGACATATTAATATTTCCATCACTAAATCCGTTAAAATTTTGAAAGTTAGAGGCTGAGTCATATTTTTGCCTCGAAGAATCATCACCTATTTTTTCATAAGCGTCTGCAATCTCTTTGAATCTTTCGTCATTGCCATCGTTTTTATCAGGATGATATTCTTTGGCTAATTTCCTATATGCTTTTTTAATGTCATCTTGTGAAGATGTTTTGTCGACACCTAATACACTATAAGGATCCATCATCTGTTTTAAATCTAGGAGAATTAGGATGTGGTGTGTAATCTGCTTGATCTAAATTAAGTTTCTCTCTTAGATCTGCTTTTAGATTTTTTTCTTGAAGTTTGCCAATAACAGCATTTCTTTTTTCAGATGTTTCCGAATTTTTATTAGATTTTTCTAACGCGTCTGCTATTCTTTTTAATTGAAATGCTATTTCTTTTGCTATTTTATCTTCCATAATTATTATTTACTAAATCCGATTCTCCATTTTGGAAATCTTGATATGGCAAAGATTTATCTTTCTTTCCCATATGTGGACCGTTTACCATTATAGTGTCTTTATATGGATTTGTTTCACCTATCTTTGATCTTAACCAATCATCAAGACTTTTAACACTTCCACCAAAATGTCTTATTTTAATCAAAAGAGGATTTTCGTTTTTAAGATCTACTCTATCCTCTTCAAATAATTTTATATACTTCATACTTTATATATCTCGCTTTGGAGACATAATAGAATCTATAGTATTTAGCTGCTTCATAATCTTAGCACACTTTTCGTATTCTTCGTTTTCTTCAAAATAATCGAGCATCATTTTAAAAGTTCCGTTTAATGAAATTAATTCTGTAGAATCCATGTGCCTAAGATGCCAATCATTAATACCGTTCTTTTCTATTTGTGCGTAATTAGTTTCAACAGCTAATCGAATCATACGATCTTTGTATTCTTCAAGTTTCATTTCAAAATCGCGATTGCTATTTTCCATAAATTCATCAAAATTAAAATCGTCTTCTTTCATATATTATATATTAAAATAAAAAATTTTGTACAGCTTCATAAACAAAATCAGAATCTTCGTTTAATAAATCTAATTGTTCGTCTGTCATTTCTTTACCATCATATTCTGCGTATGCAATAAAAGCATCACAAAAATCTGGGTAATCCGATGTGTCTATACCATCTACTTCTACGTCGCTAATCTTAGCGTAATCTAAATTTGTCATATCTTATGTGTTTAATTATACTGCTAATATACCACAAATAAATGACATAAAAAAATCTGGTGGCATTTTTTTAAAAAAAAAGCGGCATAAGCCGCTTTAATTATATTACTTTAATTTTTTTAGGATTTACTTTCTTGTCTAACATGATAGTTAATATTCCATCAGACATTGTAGCAGTTACACTTTCTACATCTATATTAGATGCTCTAAATTTCTTTTCGAATGATTTTTTATATAGTGTTTCATCCTTTTCTTTAATATCTGCAGAGATTTTTAAAGTAGATCCTTCCATTTCAATTTCTAAATCTTTTTTAGAAAATCCAGGAAGTGCCATAGTAAATACTCCGTCTTCGTAATGAAAATCAGTAAGATGATCACTTATTAATTTTCCAGTTTTCCATAGAGGTTCTTGTATTCCTCTAAAAATGTTGTCAATGTGGTCGTTTGTTGTGTAAAACATAGTTTGATTTTTTTATAATTATTTGAGCAACGTGCTCGTATAGTATACTGAAAATATTATACCAAACTGAGTATTAAGACTTAGTGACATATATTTTATGAACTAAGTGACATATTGTCATTTTAAAAGGGAACACCTTCTATAATTGGCATACCGCTCATTTTTAACATAATGTTAGCAGTCGCTTGAATATCCTTTTCACAATATGTTTTTATTTCTTCTAACCTATCATTCCAATAATATTCGTTTACTTCTGGTCCTGACATTGCGTCTTTAGGAGATGGAATACCTAGCAGTTCTGAAATTAAACCTAATTTAGCAGAGTTCCATCCACCAAATTTCCAAACATCTTGTGTGTCTAGTAAACAGTTTTCCCATGGTTTTTGTTTATGTAAATGAAATGCAGATGGAACTTGTACCTCATTAATCAATGATCTCTTAATAATATAAGGTAAATCAAATCCTTTAATATTATGGCCAACCCATTTCATTTTAGGATATTTCTGCATAATTTTGGCAGCAGTTTGTGAAAAGTCTTTAAGAACCTGAGCCTCATCTGTTCCACTAAATGACATTGCTTTAAAGTCATTAGGAAATCCAGTCTCATCAAACTTTAATTGTCCTACAGAAATACAGACTATTTTACCCCATTCTGGATAAAGTCCTGCCATACGAGACCACATTTTATGTGGATCAGCAAAGTCTTTAAGAGTTTCTGGCTGACTTTCAATAAGTTGCGTAGATTTTATATTCCAATACTCTTCGAGAGCAGGGTTCTCATCTATGATCTCCTGGAATGTTTCTTTTTGTGTACTAGTTTCGATGTCAATGAAGATCATCTGTTGAAGTTCGCTTAGTGTATACATATATTTGTTTTAATCCTAAAAAACGCCTAGATTAATCTAGACGTTCTTTATACTCTCTTTTTAGGATTTGTTTATTTCTTCTTAATAATAAACTTCCAAATAACACCAATAAGTGTGTTAGCTTTGTACTTCGCTCCTTTGTAATTTAAAAGAAACGCTTTCATGTTTGTTTGTTTTTTCATATTATTGTTTTATCCAACCAGGAGCTTCGTCCCAGTTTCTGTTAGAAGATAAATGAGAATAAGAATCATATGTTAATGAAATCATAACATAACCACCAGTAATTGACGTAGGCACCGATGCTTCGTTTAACCAATAAAATGGTGCACGATCTATTCTCATATTTAAGAAATCGAATAATTCGTCTATTTGCATGTGATGTATCCACACATTAATAATCATACAGTTCATATTAGGTTCTGCCATAATTCTATTTTTAATTCTTTCTATTTATCTTTTTATTTATTCGATTTATCTTCTTTTGAATCTAGATTCATCTGAAGCAATCGTTGTATTAATATCCTCTTCTATATAAGCGTCAATTATTTTTTTAGTTTTATCTGAAATATCTTCTCCGTAATAGTCTTTATACATTTCTTTATATACATGTCCCATAACACCAAATACTGGTCCAGGTTCTGATGACATTTCAATAACATAAGGATGATCTTTATCATCTATAACAATATCTACTGAATAAAAATCTAAATCATTGTGTTCTTTTGAAAATTCTTCAACAACACCAACTAAATTTTCTGTTATAGGTGATTTTGATAATTCGTAATTAAATACTAGTTTATCATCCGCTTTTTTAGATAGGTTTTTTGTTTCTTCGTTTGCAGGCACTCTATATACTAACATCAAAGGTTTTCCTTTCCAACAATAAATTCTAAGTTCATTTACGATATTTATCTTTTCTGAGAAAACTGAAAACTGATCTAAATCAACGCCTTCTAAATCTTTTTCTTCTTTAAAAACCATAATACCTTGGCCACTATATCTGTTATCTGGTTTAGCTATAATAGGATATTTAAGTTCTTTTAAATTTGATTTATCAAAAACTACTTTAGGCGTATGTTTAGATTTTTCATGAGTCTTGCACCATTTTACTTTGGAAGAAACTCTTTGTTTAGCTTCAATTGAATTATAAATAAATTTAGAATCCCATCCATCATTTATCATTTTCTCAATTTTCCAATTAGCATAATTAAGAACTGGAATTTCAGAAGGTTCTGCTTTTTTATTTTTATCTAATAATTCAAATACCTTTGAGACATTATATTTAGAATCATACACATATTTATTATCTGGCATTTCTACAGAAACCGCGATGCAGATTTTTTTAAGTTGATCAGTTTCATCAGCTTCTAAAAGAAAATCTTTAAACGTGTATATACTTCTCATCTAATATATATCTACGAAGGAAATACTTCTATCGTTCTTTCTTCTCTAACTAGGTCTGCCCATTTACCTTCATATCTTGTACCCTTAACAATATGGTTGTCAACCCAATGATAATTACCACCTCTTGGTTTTCCCATTAATAGTCCATGATATTTAAAACCATGTTTATTTAGCCAATTTTCTGTAATCTCTCTTACGTCTTCAGTTCTTGAAGTAAAGAAAGTTACAACATGTCCTTCGTCATACCATCTATTAAGTGTTTCTACAGATCCTTCATATGGTAAAACTATTGACATTCTTTCTGGCTCTTCGTTTGGTACATCATCTGTAATTGTACCGTCAATATCAATTAAATAATTCTTAGCACCATTCTTTAAAACGGGTGATACTAAATGCCCATCATCTCCAACGATCTCGTTAAATGTAATCTCTTTTTTCATATTGTTTTTTATTAATTATTTCTTTCTCATAAATGATACATTAATGTATCTTTTCCCACTGTGTATTGGTCTGGCACCATGTTTATGTGTAATCATTCCTGGGTGAATGGTTGCAGTGCCCACTAATTTTGGATTTGATAATATTTTATATTTTGGAAACCATGTACCGCCTCCATCAAACTCATCGTTTAATTTTACTACCATTGTAATATGACTAAAGTCGTGATGTAAACTTAAATGAGATTGTCTATCAGTAGTGTATCTTACCATAAAGTTTTCAGTATCCATATTGTCCCAACCTGCACCTTCTAATTCCCATAAATGTATACAAAGAGGAGAAACTATTTCTCTTACAACTCTATTATAAATATGATCTAATCCTATTTCTGGTAATAAGACATCGTTTGTTGGATAAAATTCGTGTCTGTCTTTTGTCCATTTATCCATAACTTCTGCCAAACCTACGGCTTCTTTACAGAATTTTTCTGTAAATAATGGAAACTCATAAATATTATTTCCTATATCATCTACCATTAAATCATATTCACCCTTAGATACCGTTTCGTTTACATATTTTGATTTCCATGAATCCCAATCACTATCATCTAATATTTCGAAATATGGTTGTGTTTTCAATAAATTAATATTCGCATCATATGGTTCTGTCATAGATTGTTCATGCGGTCTATTTTGTTCTATCCAATTATCAACTGGAGCTATCGCTTTAAGTTTTGGTGGAAACAGTATATTAATATCTTGTCTTCTATGCTCTGTATATGTTGCTGTTAAGAATTCGTCGGGTGCAATTAGATTTTGTTTAAAGTTATAATCATTGACTAGTATTTTTGCAGTGTCTCTTTTAATTACATACGCGTGTGTATTATAACTACTAAGAGCTGTTACCCATTTATTACTTGCATCAATTCTTTTTTCATCCTTAGAACATATAGCATTTCTACCTAAAAATGCAATATCCCATTCTGTATTTGGAATAACTGGATTTGTAAGCGGAGCTACTGAAACAAAATCATCTTCTAATATTAATGCACAATTGACATTGTTTTCTATTATATTGTTCCATATACTTAAGTGGCTAATTGCACAACCTGCTTCTCCACCAGTAACATCTCTTTTCCACCAATCATTCCATGAATCAGATCCTAAATTCCATAAATCATATACACTATGTCCATCTAATAAATTACCTGAAGTTCCATCAAAACCTTGAACTATTTCCCATTCTACAGAATATGGCATACCAAGTTGATCTACCCTGGTGGCAATGTTTCTCTGAATACTTGGATCTCCGGCATTCAAACTTATAATATAAATTTTATCTATTTTCATATAGATTCTAATATGTTTTTCCAATCATATGATCTGGCATTCCATGTTTGTTGTTTAGACCATTTATAAGCATCATTAATTGATTTATCTTTAAGTCCACTACTTAGTGTACCTAGTATTTGTATAACCTGATTCCAATTTGTTTCATTTCTTTCTAAGATAACTCCACTATTTACAGTCTCTTTTAATGCTGCTACCTTGGTAACAATAGGTAATACTTTGGCATATTGCATTTCAAGCGCAGTAATACAATATGTTTCTTCATAATCAGTTACATAGCACCAATATTCTGCACGTAACATTGCAGCGTGTAATGTTTCTTGATCTACTGTACCATGACACGTAACTTCTTCAAACTTATTAAATGAATAGTCAGTATGATTTGCTATAGAATAGCCTGGAGAATATATGTCTAATGTTGCATGTGGCATTATATCTTTTATCTTTGGCCAGTTTTTTAATAATTCTAATAAGCCACGTTCAGGTGCAGAACTATATATGAATTTACCTTTTATTTTTTCAGGAGTACCATTAAATGTCGAAGGATCAATGGCATTACCAATCACTGAGATTTTATTTAAAGGTATATTATATGTGTGTGCCCAATGATTCTTATGCCAGTTAGTCAAACAAATTGTATGATCAACTTGTTGTGTTAAAAGGTTTGCGTCTCCTAACACTTTATGATTCCACCATGGGTGATGATGTGTATTATGTGCCCAAAATACTTTCTTTGCTGAATACCCTTCAAACTCTTTTAGAAAATGGATATAACTTGCAGATATAATATAATCAAACTGATCAAAATATTTTTCATGAACAGTATGTGTTGATATCCATTCTACACCATCAATTAAACCAGAATCTTTTACTTCACCAGAAACCACAACCTTATAACCAAATTTAACTATCTCTTTAGCTATATTAATTATAGCAATTTCAGTTCCTGCTAATCCAATACTGGTATTGCTATCAAATTTGTTTTTTTGATAACCCGCATAAAATAATATTCTCATTATAATCTAGCAAAAAAAACCCACACGAATGTAGGTTTAATTTATAATTTAGTTCTTATTTCTTTTAACTTTAGGTGGAGCGTCTATAAACCAACCCTTATAATATTCTCTTTTTTCATAGATATAATTCATGTAATCATCCACTTTGCCCTTCCAATCTTCATCAATTGCTGGATTTATAATTCCAGATTTGTAACTAGAAAAAACCTGATTAATCCATTCTGCACCGCTTTCTTTATTATCATAAAGACTAGAGTTTATAGTATAAAAAGATCCTCTGCTTATATTATTCCACACATCCATTGGATAAACTTCTTTTTCAAGAACAACAGAATATAATGCACTTTCACTAATGTGTGTACTATATACTGTTTTAGCTTTTTGTAAAAAGTAATAAAGATCTATGTCTCTTGGTAAAATAGATTCTTCACCAAATAAATCTTTAATTTCACCTATAACTGCATGTGTAGTAATAGGATGTGGTTTAAAATAAACATCACCTTTATGTTTCTCAGCAACTTCAATTAATTTATTTAAACAACAATTTTCTTTAAGCTTATTTGAACCTGGTAAAATAACCAAAGTGCTTTTATCTTCATATCTGTCGAAATCTTTCTTGCGATTTTGATATTTATTAGCTTGATCTTTTTCGATATTTTCTTTAAAGTAAGATACCCAATCATAGACGTGTTCGACATCATGTACTAAAGCATCAGCAATTTGTTCTCTTCTCATTTTGAGATTTAGTGGTTGCATTAAAAAACAAGTAGCATATTCTGTATATCCCATTGTTTTAAAGTACGGCATTTCTTCTGCTATAACATCATAACTGTGTTCTAATCCAAGTTCTCTACATTTTCTTAAAACATATCGTTCCACTTGTTCGAGTGGTTCTAGTTTTGTATTTTTCTTTAGAGGCCCAATTCTTTCATTTAGCACCTTTTTGTTAAACATTTCCATATATAAAAAGTAATTTAATAGTTATACACAATAACATGTGTTTGTTTAATTATTTATCTCATTTATTTTTAGAGCAAAAAAAAAGCATACCTAAGTATGCTTTTTAAATTAATTGAGTTATTTCTAGTTACCATTATAACTGTTTACTCTCCATTGTCTATTTGTATTATAAACATCTAGTGGTTCGTTAGTTGAATACCAAGTTTCTTGTACTTCGTAATCTGTACTCCACGTTGTAGTAATAGCACTTGTTGTAGATCTCGTTGTGTTCCACGTTGTTGTTGTGTTCCATGTGGTATTCCACGAAGTAGTAACACTATAGATAGTTGACCATATAGTCGTTGTCGATTTAGATGTCGCTGCATTTGTATTAAATGTAGTCGTAGTTGATCTAGTCGTATTAAATGTGGTCGTAGTCGAGTGGCTTGTATTAAATGTAGTCGTAGTCGTTTTAGACGTTGTTTGAGACGTATTAAATGTTGTCACCCATGATGTAGTCCATGAAGTTGTCGTTGACTGATTAGTATTAAACGTTGTCAACCAAGTTGTATTAAATGTAGTTATAGTTGACTTACTAGTTTGATATTGTGTAGTCCACGATGTTGTACGTGTATAGTTTGTAATTCTACTAGTTTCCCAAGTTGTTGTCCATGCAGTTGTCGTCGCATGTTCTGTTCCCCTATTAGTTCCTCTGGATGTACTCCATATAGTTACTGTCGAATGAGACGTTCCATGATTCGTAGACTGGGACGTATTAAACGTAGTCGTAGTTGAATGCTCTGTTGACCTAGTTGTATTCCATGAAGTAGTCCATGAAGTATTGAACGTAGTTACTGTAGATTTACTTGTTGACCATGTTGTTGTAAACGTAGTCGTTGTTGAATGTTCTGTTCCTCTAGTCGTGTTCCATGAAGTTGTCCATGATGTATTGTAAACTGTAGTCGTTGCTCTAGTCGTATTCCATGATGTGTTAAAAACTGTAGTAGTCACATGCTCTGTTCCTCTAGTCGTGTTCCATGAAGTTGTCCATGAGGTAGTATAACTCGTCGTCGTAGCTCTACTAGTTGACCACGTTGTATTAAATGTAGTTGTTGTAGATTTAGTCGTTGACTGATTAGTATTAAACGTCGTTGTCCATGAGGTAGTATAACTCGTCGTCGTAGCTCTACTAGTTGACCACGTTGTATTAAATGTAGTTGTTGTAGATTTAGTCGTTGACTGATTAGTATTAAACGTTGTCACCCACGAAGTAGTCCACGAAGTTAACGTTGTTTTAGTTGTGTTCCATGTTGTGTTATAAACCGTAGTAGTTGACCTAGAAGTTGACTGATTTGTATTAAAAGTAGTAGTCGTTGTTCTAGAAGTAGATCTCTTTGTATTTCGCGATGTTATCCAAGTAGTATTAAATGTTGTCGTTGTCGATTTGCTAGTTGACCACGCTGTATTGTAAACTGTTGTTGTGGTTTTATTCGTGCCTCTGGTTGTGTTCCATGAGGTAGTCCACGAAGTAGTCCACGAAGTTAGCGTTGATTTAGTTGTGTTCCATGATGTGTTATAAACCGTAGTAGTTGACCTAGAAGTTGACTGACTTGTATTAAATGTTGTCGTAGTCGATTTACTAGTTGATCTAGTTGTATTTCTTGATGTTGACCAGGTTGTCGTAAATGTTGTCGTAGTCGATTTACTCGTTGACTGGCTTGTATTAAAAGTTGTAGTTGTAGATTTATTAGTTCCTCTACTAGTTCCTCTTACGGTGTTCCATGAAGTTGTCCATGTAGTTACAGTGGATTTGCTAGTTGACTGACTTGTATTAAAAGTTGTCGTTGTTGCTCTAGTTGTGTTCCATGTCGTTGTAGTAGATTTACTAGTTGACCATGTTGTAGTCCAATTAGTTGTAGTAGATTTACTAGTTATAAACGTCGTTGTAGTAGATTTACTAGTTGCAAATGTAGTAGTAGTTGAATGTTCCGTTGATCTACTAGTTATAAATGTTGTTGTAGTAGATTTAGACGTATTAAACGTAGTCGTTGTCGATTTACTAGTTGCCCATGTAGTCGTGGTTGCACGCGTTGTATTCCTATGAGTTGCAAATGTTGTTGTAGTAGATTTAGACGTATTAAACGTAGTCGTTGTCGATTTACTAGTTGCCCACGTAGTCGTGGTTGCACGCTCCGTTGACTGACTTGTACTAAATGTAGTCGTTGTTGATTTACTAGTTGCCCATGTAGTCGTGGTTGCACGTGTTGTATTCCAAGATGTATTATATACAGTCGTTGTTGTTTTAGTTGTGTTCCACGTCGTTGTAGTTGCGCGTGATGTATTCCATGTAGTCGTGGTTGCACGCTCCGTTGACTGACTTGTACTAAATGTAGTCGTGGTTGCACGTGTTGTATTAAATGTTGTTGTGGTTGCACGTGTTGTATTCCACGAAGTAGTCCACGAAGTTAGCGTTGATTTAGTTGTGTTGAACGTCGTCGTCGTAGCTCTAGTTGTATTCCAAGATGTATTGTATACGGTCGTGGTTGCACGCGTTGTGTTATACGTAGTCGTGGTTGCACGTGTTGTATTAAATGTTGTTGTTGTCGCCCTAGATGTAGATTGACTTGTATTCCACGACGTCGTAGTCGCCTTAGACGTATTCCACGTCGTCGTAGTCGCCCTAGACGTATTCCACGTCGTCGTAGTCGTCTTAGATGTACTCTTACTTGTATTATATGTCGTCGTCGTATTTTTATCTGTGTTCCACGTCGTAGTAACTTTAGTTGACCACCCCGTTGAAGTAGATTTATCTGTAAGTACATTCCAATAGGTAGTTTTTGCCGTATTCCTAGAAGTTGCCCTATTATATGACGTGTATAATGAAGTTGTTCGAGAATAACTAGTCGTCTTCAACGTGCTCCTAGATCCGGCGGTTAACCAAGTAGTATTAAAAAAAGTAGTAGGCATTCTCTATCTCTGTTGTTTTTTTATATATTTAAATTCTTTAATCATTTTATTTCTTAAAAAGTCTCTTAGTACTACTTACCAAGCACAATCACGCTCAGAATAACATATAGAACGAAAATCGCAATAATCTTCTGGACTACACAGTTGTTCTTTGTTATTATGTGTTAAAATTCCATTTGCAAAGAATGTATCATTAGGTTCTACATCTAATTTATAAACAGTATATTGATTAACTTCATCTATTTCTAAAGATTCTATCAGAAATTCTCCATAATCCATTTTAAACATAACATCACCAATCTCTAGGTGCTCCGCTAGTTTTGCTTGCCACATACCATCTCTTTTTATAATATGTATATGTGCCATGGTAGTTCTTAATTGGTCATTATTTATGCTAACTGTTCCTATAACGTCTGCTCTCCAAATACCGGAAACATTATGTTCATTAGATAATGTATTTGTGTATACTTCTTCTTCCCTAATTGTTGGTAATACAGTCATGTCATCTGTATTAAATGCTCCATCCATAGTTAAAATACTCTGGCCATGCACTAACGTTTCAACTGGTCTTTGTATTCCTTCAGCAATATGTACTAGTGTTCCTTCAACTATACATTCCTCTATTGTGCTTCTAGATGTTCCACGAGATGTGTTGACATACAATGCTGTATTGTAACTTGTGATATATGAAACTGATGTATTCCAGGAAGTTATTTGCCCTGCACCACCACCTGAACTATTATCTGCAGGAACTAAAGTAATCCATGTTGTTGTTTTAGTTGTTGATCTAGAATATCCTGTAGAAACCTTTGTAATAGTTGACTTACTTGTATTTCTGTCAGTTACCCTAGAAGTTGCAAACCTAGTATTAGTAGATTTACTAGTTGCAAAAGTGGTCGTGTACGTCGTTGTCGTCGATCTACTAGTTGCAAATGTCGTTGTCGTCGATCTACTAGTTGCAAATGTTGTTGTTGTATTTCTACTAGTGATCCAGTAAGTTGTCCATGCAGTTGTCGTCGATTTACTAGTTGACCAAGTTGTTGTTGTCGATCTACTAGTTGCAAATGTCGTTGTCGTCGTATGCTCTGTGCTTCTACTAGTACTAAATGTAGTCGTTGTAGATCTACTAGTTGCAAATGTTGTTGTTGTATTTCTACTAGTTCCTCGAGTCGTACCAAAAGTGGTCGTTGTTGATTTAGTTGTGTTGAACGTCGTCGTTGTTGACCTAGTTGTATTCCAAGATGTATTGTATACAGTCGTGGTTGCACGCGTTGTGTTCCAATTAGTTGTAGTAGATTTACTAGTAGCAAATGTTGTTGTGGTAGAATGCTCTGTGCCTCTACTAGTACTAAATGTAGTCGTTGTTGATTTAGTTGTGTTCCACGTCGTCGTCGTAGCTCTAGTTGTATTCCAAGATGTATTGAACACTGTAGTTGTAGACTGACTTGTATTCCATGTAGTCGTTGTTGATCTAGTTGTATTGTATACGGTCGTTGTTGATCTAGTTGTATTCCATGTTGTTTTAAATGTAGTCGTTGTAGACTGACTTGTATTCCATGTAGTCGTTGTTGATCTAGTTGTATTATATACGGTCGTTGTTGATTTAGTTGTATTCCAAGATGTATTGTATACAGTCGTTGTTGCTCTAGTTGTGTTCCACGTCGTCGTTGTTGATCTAGTTGTGTTCCATCGTGTTGTTGTTGACTTACTAGTAGACTGATTTGTGTTAAATGTTGTTGTCGTCGATTTACTAGTAGCAAATGTTGTTGTGGTAGATTTACTAGTTGACCATGTTGTATTAAACGTAGTCGTTGTGTTTTTGGACGTTGATTTGGAAGTCAACACAGTTGTGTTCCATGAAGTTGTCCATGAAGTTGTAGTAGCTCTACTAGTTGACCACGTTGTATTAAATGTAGTTGTTGTAGATTTAGTCGTTGACTGACTTGTATTAAAGGTTGTACCAAATGTGGTTGTCCATGTAGTTGTCGTCGATTTACTAGTTGACCATGTTGTATTAAACGTAGTTGTTGTCGCATGCTCTGTGCTTCTACTAGTTACAAATGTTGTTGTTGTATTTCTACTAGTTGCTCTATTAGTTCCTCGACTTGTTACCCAAGTAGTTGTCCATGCAGTTGTTGTGGTGTGCGAAGTTGATTGACTAGTATTAAACGTAGTTGTTGTAGAACGATTCGTTGATCTAGTTGTATTCCATGAAGTAGTCCAAGCTGTGTCAAAAGTAGTAGTTGTAGATTTACTTGTTGACCATGTTGTTGTAAACGTAGTCGTTGTCGAATGTTCTGTTCCTCTACTTGTTACCCATGTTGTTGTGGTATTTTTACTAGTCGCCTTAGACGTTGATTTACTAGTAGACCAAGTTGTTGTCCATGTAGTTACTGTAGATTTACTTGTTGACTGACTTGTATTAAAAGTCGTTGTCGTAGATTTAGTAGTTGACCTAGAAGTTGACTTACTAGTTGACCAAGTTGTCGTAAATGTTGTTGTTGTTGATTTACTTGTTGACTGACTTGTATTAAAAGTTGTAGTTGTCGATTTACTAGTTACTTTACTTGTTGTTTGACTAGTGATCCAAGTTGTATTATATGTCGTTGTTGTCGAACGAGATGTTGATTGACTAGTACTAAACCTGGTCGTTGTTGAATGTTCAGTGCTTCTAGAAGTTATCTGAGATGTAATCCAAGTTGTATTATATGTAGTCGTTGTTGATCTAGATGTCGACTGATTTGTGTTAAATGTTGTTGTAGTACTACGATTAGTAGATCTTGTTGTCGTTTGACTAGTGATCCACGTTGTATTATACACTGTTGTTGTAGATCTATTAGTTGACCATGACGTTGTATATGTCGTAATATAAGAAGTTGTCGTTGATTTACTTGTATTCCAAGAAGTTGTCCAATATGTAGTGTATGATGTAGTTGTACTTCTAGATGTGGATTGACTTGTGTTCCAGGTTGTTTCAACAGGATACAATGTGGATTGACTAGTTGTCCAACTAGTTGTCCATGTAGTAGTTGTAGCCCTCTCAGTTGATTGTGACGTGTTTTTAGAAGTCGACCATGTTGTTGTTGTAGTTCTATCAGTTTCTAAAGATGTTTCTCTAGAAGTGCTCCATGATGTAGTCCACGATGTTGTCGTTGATCTAGAAGTTGCATATACAGTATTAGTACTACGAGATGTATTGAAAGTTGTTGTTGTCGATTTACTAGTTGCCCATGTAGTGATCCATGTTGTCACCGTGGATTGACTAGTATTTCGTACTTTGTTAGTAGTTCTCGAAGTATTTCTATTTTCAGATGTAGTTTTGGAAGTAGCCCAAGTAGTATTCTTAGCTACGAGTGTACCCTTAGATGTATTCTGTGCACTTCCGGTACTCCAAAAGTCGATTCTTGAAAATCCTATATTCTTCATATTGTTCCTCTAATTTATTCTATTATTACGCAAAATTTCCAATGTAGTTAACTAATACTGCGTCAACATCTATTATAATATATGATATAATAGATACTGCACCAGGAGTAGTTACCCATTGAATGTCAGCACCTGAGGGTGTTTTCATATAGGATGGTAATGCATTGTATCCTGCACCTACACCATTATAGATTACTATAGTTCCAGATTGACCTACGTTGTCGTTACCTATGTTAGACATTGTAATATCAATTGATCCCGTTGCTGTAAATGCAAATGCGTCACCTTGATCAGGCTTAATGTCATAAACACCTCCAACACCGTTAACCGATATAATATCTCTTTTTAAAGCACCTGTTAAATATAAATCATGATGCTCAACATTTGAATCTGTTTTTGTATGTTGATCCATTGCAGTTGCATAGGTATTAGAAGTACCAGTATTACCTTTTAAACCTGAAGAACCTGAAGAACCACTTGATCCAGAAGATCCGTTAGTTCCATCAGTTCCTGAAGAACCTGAAGTTCCGTTTGTTCCTGAAGTTCCATTCGTTCCTGAAGTTCCATTCGTTCCTGAAGTTCCATTCGTTCCTGAAGAACCACTAGATCCACTTGAACCTGAAGTTCCGTTTGTTCCACTAGTTCCATCAGTTCCTGAAGAACCTGAAGTTCCGTTAGTTCCACTTGTACCGTCAGTTCCTGAACTTCCACTTGAACCTGAAGATCCGCTTGTACCATTCGTTCCACTTGTACCATTTGTACCAGACGTTCCATCAGTTCCTGAACTTCCACTTGATCCACTTGATCCTGAAGTTCCATCGGTTCCTGAAGTTCCGTTAGTTCCTGAAGTTCCATCAGTTCCTGAACTTCCACTTGAACCTGAACTTCCATCAGTTCCTGAAGAACCTGAACTTCCATTTGTTCCATTAGTCCCTGAAGAACCAGCTGGTCCTTGAATAGAACCGCCTCCAATCCAACCATCTGCTTGTGTAAATACCCAAAGAGAATCGTCTGATTGTACTATATATGCATCACCGTCAGAATTACCGCTTGTTGGTAAATTTGATGATGTAGCTACTTGTCCTTGCATTGAAACACCCCAACCTGGATTACCTTGTGCACCTGAAGATCCACTTGATCCAGAAGATCCACTAGAACCATCCGTTCCTGAAGAACCCGAACTTCCGTTTGTTCCATTCGTTCCACTTGTACCATTGATACCACTAGTTCCATCAGTTCCTGAACTTCCGTTTGTTCCACTTGTACCGTCAGTTCCTGAAGAACCTGAACTTCCATTAGTTCCTGAAGTTCCATTCGTTCCTGAAGTTCCATTTGTTCCTGAAGTTCCATCAGTTCCTGAACTTCCACTTGAACCTGAAGATCCACTTGATCCGTTAGTTCCTGATGTTCCATTCGTTCCTGAAGTTCCATCAGTTCCTGAACTTCCATCAGTTCCTGAGCTTCCACTTGATCCGTCAGTTCCTGAAGTTCCATTCGTTCCTGAAGTTCCATCAGTTCCTGAAGTTCCATCAGTTCCTGAAGAACCGCTTGAACCCGAACTTCCATTTGTTCCATCAGTTCCTGAACTTCCATTTGTTCCTGAAGTTCCATCAGTACCGCTTGTACCTGGAGCTCCTTTTTGTCCTTTAACACCGCTCGATCCAGAAGATCCGTTAGTTCCATTAATTGCTGGAGTTCCAGGAGCACCTTTAGCTCCGGTTGCACCAACGGGAATAGTAAAATCAAATTCAGCTGCAGTTGAGGTTCCAGTATTAGTAACACTTACTGGTGTATTTTCTAATCCAGTAGATACTGTTCCTACTGCAATTGTACCTGTAATTCCTGAAGATCCGCTTGAACCTGAACTTCCGCTTGATCCATCAGTTCCTGATGTTCCAACATATACTACTCTACCTACAATTTCATTGCCATTTTGAGAATGAGTTAATATTAAATTATTTCCAGATAAAGTTGCTCCACTATAATTGTCACCTTTAACACCATCAACTCCACTTGTTCCATCCGTTCCTGAAGATCCACTAGAACCATCCGTTCCTGAAGTTCCGTTAGTTCCACTAGTACCATCAGTTCCTGAACTTCCACTTGATCCACTTGATCCTGAAGTTCCATCGGTTCCTGAAGTTCCGTTAGTTCCTGAACTTCCACTTGAACCGTTTGTTCCCGAAGAACCTGAAGTCCCACTTACACCACTCGTTCCATCAGTTCCTGAACTTCCACTTGATCCATTTGATCCCGAGGTTCCTGATGTTCCAACATCACCAATAGGTTGAATAAACATAAATAAAGAATCATTATCACTAACATTATTCCAATTAGAACTTGAAATAGGTTGTAAGTTAAATGTTCTTTGTCCAGAAGCAGTTGTGTTTCCTGTTACATAGAATGATTTATTTGCATTACCATCAGTTGATTTTGCTAATACAATAATAGACTTATAACTATTAGATGAAGCGACTGCAGCATTTAATGTTACGGTTGCTGAACCACCTCTAGCATTAGTTTCACTTACAATTATTTTACTAGGATTACTAGGATTATCAAACGCTAAATCACCAGAAGAAACTGTCGTGGGATTTGTTGCGTTATTATAAACATAAGGAAGTCCAAACGTATTTGGTAATTGTTGGTTTTCATACTTTCCGGTACTTGCATTATATGACAATACTTCACCAGTAGATGGAGAAGAAGATAAAAAGTCAAGTATTTGTTTTAATTTCAATTGAGACATGAATGATTTATTCTTTTTTACGTTATATTATATATCTTGTTAATGTACCAACTTTTTAGTCCCTGGAAGAAACTAACAAAAAAACATTATTTTTTATTAGTTAATAATGACATAAAATTAAGATGTTGTTTTAATATATCTAATTTTGAGTCATTGTTTGTTGTTTTATACCAGTTCCACGGTGTTGAATTTAATATATTTTCTTGTTTATTTTTTAGTTTTAATATACTTTCTTCTATAGATCTAATTTGATCATATGCCGAAGAAGGTAATTCTATTTCTAATTTAATTGCACATGTTATTAAACTTGCCCAATCTTCAGTTTCATTGGCATCTACCAAATCCTCATATATCTTTTTATATTTATCTTTTTTATCATGTGAAATGTCATGTGTTAATTTATCAGGGTGACACTTTATGACCGATTTTCTAAATAATTTTTTAAAATCTGGGTGTTTATTAGTTTCTTTTTCTAAATCTTCCTCTTCTTTCTTACTATTTGCCCATGAATCAGCAGCATTTTCCATTTCTTCAGATTCTAATATACCATCATTATCAATTTCTGAAAGTTCTTGCATAAATTTATTTTTTATTTCAGAATTAGCAGTTTTTATATCTTCTAAATCTTCTAATAAAAATTCATACTCTCTAATTAATCTTTTAAAAATTATTTTGTTAGGATCAATAGACATATATTACTTATATAGATTTGTTTTCCAATCATATGTAGATCTTAGTTTATGATCCTTAATTCCCATTGTGGTTTCAATTAATTGTTTATATGTTTCTATTAAACCCTCGTTAAATACAGTATATCTAGTTAAAACCCTTTCGCTATTTTCATTATATGCTTCTATGTTATTGTCATGATTTTCGATAGCCTGTTTAAGTTGTCGAGAACCCTGTCCAATTAAGTTACCATCATAATAATATCCGGCGTCCTTAATCATGTGTGCGTTATGTACTAGTGGAAACTGTAAATAGAGTGCGTCTAAGTATGAATAATTTAATGGATTAGTATGTTGGTGTGCAATAACTACATCTGTTAATTGGGCCATAGCATCAATAGCTCTTAGTCTAGGGAGGTATGATAATTTATGATCTGTTGTTCCAGATAATTTACATAATGAAAGGTGTGTTAATAAAGATTGATAATATTTGTTTTTTATAATGTCTTCACCACACATGATATTTAGTTTTTTAAATTTACCTCCTTTATTATAATAATCTTCTGCTATCAATAAATTTATAAAGTGCCATTTTTGTGTGCCAATATTGGGTTCAAAACATGCAATTTGTTTGTCTTTATTTTCTTTTCCAGGAACATACACTGGAACTGGTCTGTTTTCAATTATTGTCTTTGGATTATTATACACTTCACATGTTTTGTCTAAAAATACAGGATCCCATACAAAAGGAACGGGTCTTACTTTATTTACTGGTAAATTATGCATTACTCTATAATATTCAATATTATTTTCGCCCTGTTGTGGAACATACCACGCTTCGTCCAATAATTGATTATATCCGGTAGCATCAGGTCCAATATTAAACATAGCACCCTCTAAATCATTCAGATAATTATTACCACAAATATATTTGACTACTTTTTTACCATAACCTGTTTTCTTAAACTCCTCTATAGTTTTATCGCCGTAAGTTGCACCCAACCAAATCATAAGATCTGTATCTGCATACTTGTCATAGTAATCGTATATTGGGAATTGTTCAATATCCCATGTTACTTTGTTCTCATAAGGAGCTTTGACTTCACTTGCATTTAATATGTATACATTATATCCTATTTCTTTCAAAGCTTTTAATAAATAAAGCGCATTTAGTTTTATACCATTTATCCAAAGACTTTCATTCTCTGATCCTAAACTTATAGTAATTCCTATATTCATGTTGATATTTGGTTTTTATTATATATTAGATTTAATTAAAAAGGCCCGCCCGATTGGGCGAGCCTTTAAAAAATTAATACTTAAATTAAGTATTGTAGATTGAGTTATTACTCAGCAACACCTCTAACGATAATGTCATCAGTGTTTTCTAAGTCATAACCTAAACCAGAAACTGTGAAGTTTTCGCCATCAGTAGTCGTGTAATCTGTAATCTGTAAACCGTTAACGAATACTAAGATATCGTCATTGTCTAAGTCGATTTCAGTTGCAACGCTAAACGTAGTTGAAGTACCAAATGTTGCAGTTTGCTCAAGCTTATCAGTTCCAGCAAGACTAGAAATTTCACCTCTTAATACAGATAAGATGCTAGTTTCTCTTCCGTCTGTGTAAGTGTTAGCATTTGTTTGAGCAGCAGATTGTGCAGCGTTAGCTTTTGATGTTGCATCAGCGGCAGCAGTAGCTACAGCGTCAGATTCAGCAACGTCAGCGTAAGACTTTGCAGAAGAAAGAACGATTCCATCTAATCTTCCTGCTTCAGACTCAGCATCTAACTCAGCTTGATCAGCATAAACCTTAGCAGAGCTTAATGCAGTTGCAGCAGAACCAACAGCATCGTAGTTACTAGCTAAACCATCAGCATAGCTTTCAGCAGCAGCTTCTGCAGCGTTAGCTTTTGATGTTGCGTCAGCGGCAGCAGTAGCTACAGCGTCAGATTCAGCAACGTCAGCGTAAGACTTAGCAGAGCTTAATACTACAGCATCTGCAGAAACTGCAGTTGAAATTGCAGTAGAATCACCTGTTGAAATTGCAGCAGATAATCCGTCTACATCACTAGTGTCTAATCCATCTACGAAAGTCTTAATCTCAGCAAATGTATCCAACGTAGAGTCAGAATCCAATAATAATGCATCAATTCTATCTTTTTGTAAGTCAGAGTGAGACTGTGCAGAAGAAAGAACGATTGCATCCAATCTTCCTGCTTCAGATTCAGCATCTAACTCAGCTTGATCAGCATAAGACTTAGCAGAGCTTAATGCAGTTGCAGCAGCGCCAGCAGCATCATAGTTACCAGCTAAACCATCAGCATACCCTTCAGCAGCAGATTGTGCAGCGTTAGCTTTTGATGTTGCATCAGCGGCAGCAGTAGCTACAGCGTCAGATTCAGCAACGTCAGCATAAGACTTAGCAGAGCTTAACAATACAACATCTGCAGAAACTGCAGTTGAAATTGCTTCAGACTTTGCGACTGAAATACCCGTTACGGTACCTGTTCCGATTGCTCCGTCATGTACAGCCGCAACTGCAGATACGAAATCAGAAATTTGTTTTACTTTTAATTGTGCCATGTTTTATATATGTTATTTTTAGGCCTAAGGACATTATTGTCCTCTTGATATTATATATAAAAAATGCCGAACATTTTACGTCATGCTCGGCATCTTTTTAAGTTTTTTTTATATTAATTTATATTATATTAATCTAAACTTGATTTTTCGTATCCAACATCGATATCATCTGTTGCATCTAATTCATAACCTGCAATTGAGCCGTTCCAATAAAGAGTATCTCCAGCTGCAATGTCTTTAATTAATCTTGCAGATGTTCCGCCGTCATTTGAAAAATAAGATGCTTCTGATTTAACTCCGTCACCTAGATTAATTTCCATGCCATTTACTTTAATAGTTACTACTGAATCATCAAATGGTGTATATGTTATATT